TTAATCTACGAACTTCTGCCTTTAAATCTGCTAACAATGGAAATAAATCTGAAACTTCACTTTCTTTTCTATAATCTGCTTGACGTAATAATGCTCTAAATTCGTCTGCTATTGAATCAATTTTATCATAAAGGTCTTGTAATTGGTCTGATGTAATCCGTTTAATAGGTGAAGGAATAAATTTTGGAGGAAGTTCTTTCATTTTATCACCTAAAGTTACCTTTGATTTCATATACTACTTCTTCGCTTAATCCTAATTTTTCACTGATGTTTTTGATTGAATCTATATCAGATACCGCCTTTTGAATATCCATAGCAGTAATACTAATTCCTCTGTCTAATAACTTATCAATCATATTATTTACAGAATTAGCACCATTTATATCTAAATGACTGTAATATACTGGCAAACCTTTCATTTTTCTAATTGTATCGTGAGCATCTAATAGTTTATCATTGATAGATTTTTCTATTTGTCTAGAAATTTTTACTTCATCTAATGATTGAATTGTTTTGATAAGTTCATTTAAACCATCTCTAATATCTTCATCTTGAGATAAAATTCCTTTATTTTCAACAACAAATTCTGGAAGTTGCATCATTGTATATCCTCTATTTGAAGAATCTTTGTAGTTTTCATAATGCTCTTCTAAAGTTCTATCAAATATTTTTGTATCTCTAATCTTTTCAATGTCTCCATCTACAACTAAAAACAAAAGCATTCCTATATACTCTTCATTCTTCTTTTCACTTTCAGGGCCACCAATATCTGTTAAACCATCAGCAGCCGCATTTGCTTTTTGCATTAGTGCTGAATTTAATACTGGCGCACGACCAACTAACTCTTTTAAAAATGAATTTATACTTCTAAAAGTTCCCTGTGTTAAATTACCTGTTGAAAATCGCATAAGTTGTTTTTTAGGCAAACTTAATTCTTGTTCTTTAGATAAGGTTTTTAAATTATCAATTGCATTTTTTACTGAACCTCTATCAGAAGACCATTTAGGCTTAGAACTACTCCAGAAATTATTACTTTCAATTGGAGCAAGGTAATACTCATCAATTGCTTTAAGTAAATCATTATATGCATCAACCATTTCTTTTCTATCATTTTCACTTAATACTTTATCTCTTGTTGCACCTTCAATACTACTAAAAGAAAATGTTGGATAAACCGTATCTGCTAATAATTTTGCATCTAAAGTTTTTGATTTTGAATCAGGTAAACTAATAAACTTAGGATTAACTAAATCTGATTTTACTCCATAGCCACCTAATGCACCTCTAGTTTCAAACAAAACATCTGTTAAAGCATCTAAGAACTCACCAACATTTTTTGAAGTTCTATCCCACTGTGCCAATAATTTATTTTCTACGGGTATTCCAGATTCATCAATAACCTTTTTTCTAGTAGCAAATTCATCAGTTAATGGGAGCATAAATTTTTTCGTATCATCTAACTCATCAATAGTTTCCTGTAAAGATTCAACCCATTCTTGATATTCTTCAATTTGACTATCATCTAAATCAGCAAATTGATAATTTAAAATAATCTCCTTTACTTCTCCTATATCCTCCTTTGTTACTGCTTCAAAGGTTTCATTCTGAGAAATTGCTAAATTAAGTAATGGGTCTACTAATGTTTCTCTACTAAGTAAATCATCAATAATTTCTACTAATTCATCATCTTCCATTTCTTTTAATTGACTTTCAGTTAAAAATTTAGAATAATCCATTTCTGCGACTTCTCCGCTACTTGTTCCAAAAGCCAATTGTTCTTCTGCTTGTCCATCTCCATATCCTGATGATACTGATGCTTGACCTGTTGCACCCATTTCTGCTATTTCTCCTCTAGTTGCTGAATAATCAGGACTTTCATCACCTCTTTTCCTATCTAGCCCTAATTGACGTTGTTCACCGGAAAAACCTCTTGCTTCTACTTCTGTTTCATCTATTTCTGGTAATTCTTCAACAACCTTTTCTTGTTCTTCAACACCAACAGTTCCAACATCTACACTTTCAATTAATCCACGCGCTCTACCATATTCTTGAAGTAATTTAAATGCAATAACATCATTTGATTTAAGAATAATTTTAGTAGGTGAAACTGGGAAAACATATTGAAAACCACCACCAATTTTTTGTTCTTCTCCACGTTGAGAATCTACAATATTTTTTAGCCTATTATAGTTCTCTAATAATTCATCATCATCAGTTAAAGCAACAACAGGAGCAAGTTCTTCCATAAAAGTATTTAATGCTTCAGAAAACTTTTCGTAATCTTCTTCTACACCTGCCCAAAACTGATAGATTTCCTTTCTATTTTCAGCAACCTTAATGTCTTTCTTATTGAAAATATCATCAATACTAAACTTTCTACGCTTTACGGGTTTTAATTTTTGTCCCGCCATTTTTCTTCTTTCAGTATATTTTTTAATAAATTTGAGTATTTCAGTCATATTTTTTGCCATATTTGCAGTAAGTTCATTTTCAAAAATTGCTCTATATTGCCCTAAAATAGCACTAAGTTCTTTCAATAATCTAGTTCTTTCTTCAGCACTTACTCTCATTTCTTTACTAAATCGTGTTTCAAAACCTAATGTATCTTGACTCATGTTTTTTAATCTTAAATCTTCTACTGTTATTTTCTTTTGATTATTCGTAAGTTTTGTTAATGCCCTTCTTAATTGTTTTCTAGTTTCTACTTTGGTAGGGTCTTCTTCTTTACCTGTTAATTCATCCCATTTTTCTCTAAACTTCGCTCCTCTAATTCCTTGCGCCCTATAATGCCTAGAAAATATACTTTTAATTTCGTTTTTCCTATCAGGTGAAGCACCCCTATATTCATCCAAAAGTTTGTCTTCTTCTTTAAGTTTTTTTGGTTTACTCATCTTGTATCAACCCCAAATTTTTCAATCTATCTATTACCAACATTTCTACTTTAGTTTTCTTATTACCTACTCTTCTTGTAGTTGTTAAACCAAGGTATTTGTTTGGATTTTCTACGATATTATCTAGTATGTTTTGAATAGATTCTTTTAATCCTTCTTTAATTGCTGGAACTGCTTGTTTAACTAATCTAGACATTTGTTGAATTTCTCTTTTCATTGGTAGTTCATTTCGATTTGAAAAGAAATTTTCGTCATCATGTGCTTCTTTCATTTTAACAGATATATCTTTAATTAACTTATTAAAATTACTTGATATATTTCTTGGAGCAACATCTATTGAAACTAAATATAATACTTTTATAATATCTAAAAATTCTGGGGTGCTACCATTAACTCTTATTGTTGTTCCAAAATAATCTTCAAGGGTTTTTTTCTTAGATATTAAATCAAATATTGTATTTGCTATTCTCTTTTGTAAGTTATCTAAACTATTAAATTCAGAAATTGCTAAATCTGAAGTTGCCTCATCTAACTTAGAATCCAATTGTGCAGTTTTTCTAGCAGCAGGTGTAGTTTCATAATCATAATTAGGGTATTTGTTTCCTTTAAATTTTGTATAATTAGTTAAATATTTTTCATATATAATATCTATAAAACTGTTTAATTGTGAATTTAATGATGAATCACCAATAGTATATGTAACCTTTTCTCCTTGCTCCTTTTTATTCCAATCTATACTATCAAACGCTTCTGATGCGGTTTCAGCATCCTCATTTAAATCTATAATTGAATCAAGGAAATCTGCAATAAATTCATTTTTTTCCATTTTTTCCAAAGGAGCATATTCACTATCATCTCCAATAAAATATTCACCAAATAAAAACTCAATAAAATCTTTCATAGGTTCTGTGCATTTTCTAGTAACTAATTCTGCTGCGCCAATCAAAGTATTTTTATAATTTCTAAAAGCACTCTTAACAGTTTCATTTTCTCTTAAAGCAGAAACTATTTTCTTTTTTCTAGCAGTATCACTTGTTACATCATTAATCCCATCAATAGTTTCAACGACCTCTCTTATTTCTTTTAGTGATTCTGGAGTAGTTTGCTCTAATATCCCTTCTTCTAATCTAGTTGGGTCCACACCTTCTCTTACTATATTTAGTGCAACATTAATAAATTCATTACGCGCCCTTTTATCAGATATTCCTTTACTTGCATCAAGTCGGCTAATAAACCTATCAAAGAAATTTTTCATCCCAACGTCATCAAAACTCTCATCTAAAATTAAATTAATATATTGATTTAATGAAACTGTTCTTCCTCGTTGACTCTTATCCAACAGTTTAGATAGATTAGTTTTTTGTCCTTTTATATTGGAAGGAATTAATAATTTCTTATATTTAAATTGTGCAACACCCGGAGTAGATAAAAATTGATTCAAATAAACTCTTACTTCAGGTATATCTACATTTACTGCTCTAAGTTTTTCTTTTTCAGCAGTAATAGTTTCCATTTGTTTTTTGTCTGCTTTACCTAACATTTCTGCAATAGGTGGATAATCAATAGTATAATCTACTTTAGTTCCTAATTTTGTTTCACCCATCTCTGCTTTTACTAAAACAATCAATTCATCCATTTTAATATCTTCAAGAGTAGTTTTCATAAATTGACCATTTTTAAATTTCCAATCTTTAAATACCTTTTTAAATACTTTAACAAATTCAGAATCTACTTTAACAATATGAGTGGGGGTAATCTCCTTTGGCATATTATTGAAAAATAATCCAAGAAGTTTTTCTTTTTGTGTAGCGTTTAATCTTTTGGTAGCATAACTTAAGTCAGTTTCTAAGAAGTTTTTTAATTGGTTGATTAACCCTGAAACATCTTCATTAGATTCTAAACCTGTTTCTAATTGTTTTATGCGTTGGTCAAAGGTATTTCTTTTGATGTAGAAATCTTTACCTTTTGCTCTTTGTCTTTGTCTTTGGGAAACACTTTTGTATAATTCTGGCAATAAATCTTTTACTAATAAATCCATATTATTTTTAGTTCTTTCTTCATCCCTATCATAAACTAATAGAAATTTATCTTCAAGAAACTCTTCTTTCTCTAATTCATATTGTTCAAATAATCTTATTGCTTCTGGTATGCCACTAATTTTTGTTGCTTTAATTGCATCAATAGTTAATTTAAGTGCTTGAGTGTCCATTTCAAGTAATCCACCAATTACTTGCCTTGCTTCTCCCCTATTATCACTAGGAGTAAAACTAAATTCGTCCTTAGATTTAAAACCGGACTTATTAGCCTTAAGAATTAATTGCCACATGATTAACTCATCCTCTTAGCAAACTTACCACGCAAACTTTTGGCTTTATCTATGAATAAAACAAATGTTTCATCTGAAATTTTTTCTGTTTTACGATTTTCTGTCCTTGCGTTCCTTAAATCTTTAATAAACATATCCATTAGTTCTAAATTTTCTTTTGGTGTTGAATCAGGATTAAGTTTCATATCTCTATATTCACTCAAGTTAAACTCTTTACCTGCTAAACTCATTAGGGAAGCCATTTCTCTATATTGGTCCCTTTCAAAGGCTTTTAGAGTATATTCCCAACTAATTTTCTCATCTCCTTATGAATTCATCCATCCAACCAGCCGGATTTTCTGCAAAAACTTGATTAACATCATATTTTGGGTCTTTACGTCTTTGACCTATTTCTTTAGGCTCATTTTCACATCTTGCCCAATCATCCATTATATCACGAAGTTCATCTGCATCAAATAAATCTGATTTATCTAAGTCCCACATTCCTTGAAAATTCCTAACACTTTCTCTTAGTTCATCACAAGATTCTTCTGATAAAATAGTTGCGGTAGATATTAATGATTCTTTTAAATCCTTATTACCACGTTTACCTGCTAATTCAGCATACTTTTCAAAATATTCCATTATTTTTACTCTAGCCTCTTCACAACAGAATTCTTTTCTGTTAATTTCTATATTTTTCAATATATCTTCCCAACTCATTCTGATTACCTCCATTCTAATCGTATATCACCATCAGCATATTTTATTAAATTTTTTGGTTTTACCTTCCCTGCAATTGAGAGTCCATCATTATTAATCATCTTAATTTCGTCATTAGAAAGATTTGCGTCAATAATATCAATAACCTCAATTTGTATATTATCCATATCTTCTGTGCTTTGTTCAAATGAAAATTCCCATTTTACTGTTACTTCACCTGACTCCAATCTTGTTTGTAAATTAGTATATTCAACCTCTGTTTCAAAAGTAAATGTTTGTGGCCCTGATTGCTTAATTAGATTTTGCCAACTCATTGTAATCTTTCCTCCATTTTACCCTTAATATCTAGCCAAACTTGAGGGTGTTGTTGTGCTAAAACCTCTTGAACTATCTGCATTTGAGCAACAATAATGGTATCTTGTCGTTTATGCACCAATTTACCCTTAAATTCCATCAAATACTTGAGAGATTCACGTATTTCCTTTGCTAATTTAGTCAAACTATCAATATATCTTGCACTTATATCATCATCACTGAATAATTCGTCAATTTTTGCTTCTAAACGCTGAATATTGTTAGATAATACATCAATTTCATCAACTTCTTTCTTTGCTAACTGAATTGCAGCCGATTCTTGGACTAAAGGTTGTAAATGATGCTTCATATGACGTTTAACTTGCTCTTTACTCATTTCTAATGCTGCTGATAATGCTTCTGCGGTTAATTCTCCTTCACTCATAGCCCTTTCAAAATCGGCTCTCATAGGATTTGTGCAAAAATTACACTGTGGATTAGAAGAATTAACATAATCTCCCATATGATTCCTTTGATGCTTTGAAGATGTTCCACTAGGCCATCCTTTTTCTCTATCTATTTGGTCGGGAGTCATTCTATTTTGTTCTAACATGGCCTCTAAGTTATCTCTATCCGCATCTTGGCAGAATTTACAACGACGGCGAGTTACCATATTAAATCACCTTTGTTTTGCCATCTCAATTAATTCATTAACTCTTTTTAGAGCCTCTGCAACCAAATATTCATTATTAGGTTGTTCTAATGCATCTCTAATTTTCTCTAAATCACCAGAATATCTTAAAAATGAATTACTTAATTGCGTTGGTGCAGAACCACCCATTCTTCCTTGTTCTCTCAAATTCTTTCTTGCCCTATCTATTAGGTCATTTTTGAGTGTTTCTTCCCAATTATCGTTCACTTGAATCACCACCTTTATCTTCAATATCAAATCTAGCATTACTACTTCTTAACATTTCTGATTGAATACCTTCTAAATATTGTTTTCTACCTTTAGGTCTTTCTTTTCCTTTTGTTAAGTAATATTCTACCATCCTTCTATTAATATCATCTAAATTACTAAATTTAACATATTTTTTTCTATTTGCTGGAACTTTATCGGCTTTAATACCCTTCTCTAATTCTAACCAACCTTCATCAGTAAATATTTTTGGACCCTTTAATATTATTAACCAATCCATAATCTATCCATCCATGATTTCTTAATATCGCGTGGATGATTAACAGGGACTCCTTCTTTTCTTGGTCTGAAATCCAATCCTCCACCATAAATATAATGTCCTTTACCTGATTTCATTCTACCTAACCTATTACCAAATACTGCTCTAACTACTCTAACTAGAACTCTTCCACTAATTTCAACATAAAATGCTACAATTTCTCCTTCTAACTCATCAATTCCAGCAGCCTGTTCAATATACTTTCTTTTTTGGTCTGAATCAACATCAAATTTAATTCTAGAAAATGCACTAGCCATACGATTAAAGTTTATTTTACCATTATCATCTACATACATTGGGTTTTTTAGTAAAGCAGCGAGTTCTGTTTTAATTTCTGGAACATCTGCTAAAGCACCGGCATCACGTAATTGTTGAATTACAATAACATTCTCTGCTTCATCAATTCCTTGAATTGCTTTTTCTAATACGTTATATAATCCTTCTGAAACTAATGGCCCATCACCATATAATGCTTGATACATTGGAGGTCTTGCACTAAAATCTCTTTCTTCTGAAATCCAACTACCTTTAGTTGGAACTACACCAACATTTTCCTTTTTCTTAGCCCATTCATTGTATAATTTAGTTCTATAATGACCGAAAGTATTTGGCTTATCAGGATAAACCGCCTTTCCACCGGCTAAAACTTCAGTTGGTGTAGTAAAGGGAATGTTTGCAGGGTTTAAATCAACGTCCTTTTTAACGGCATCTAACCTTCTTAAGGCTCTTTTTAGTGATTTTATTGTCTTTTCATCAGCAACTATTTCTCCTTCCGTTAATGATTCTAATAATTTAATAACTTGTGTAGCACCGTCACCCGGACTATTAGGAGAATTTATTCTCATTACTTCTTCTACAACGTGTTTTTCTACAAAATCATATAGATTTTTTGAAGTTGCACCAGTAGTTCCTATTTTTTCTGTTCCAGCATTAACACAAGAACGCTTCCATTTAACAAAAGCATCCTTAAAATCAACTTTAAAAACTTGAGTCACCTTTTGACCCTTAAATTTAGTTGTTGTGCTTGCTTTCTTTGTCTTTTTTGGTGCTTTTTCCACCTTACTTTTTAAAATAGTTGTCCAACTCATTCTTTCACCTTCTTCTTTTTCTTTTTTCTTTTTCCACTATAAGAAATATTGAATAAATCTGCCGTTGCGGGTGCTGATGTTGTAATTGCCCCTTCTGCTTTTGAAGTTTCTTCACGATATTTCTGAATTTCATCTTGCATATCATCAATTTGTTTGATAATATCACCAATATCTAACATATTAGTCATTTCTTTAGCCATATTTGTTAATTTACTGACTAAAACTTGGTCTTGTCTCATACCACTTAATGAGCCATAATCACCCGTCCATTCTTTAAGAATATTTTCCCAACTCATTCTTCTTCACCTAGTTGTTTAAGATATTTAGCGTTATGTTTTTTGACGAATATATGCCATCCTTTATTAATCCTTTTTAATTCCTCTTTGGACATTTCATGAATAAATTTCGCCATTTCTTCTCCTTTATCTAAACCATTTCCATATTAATAATATATCGAGAAAATTTCTTTTATTTTCTTTTTCCCAATTAGTAATCTTTTCTGACTCATCATCAAGCCAATCTTCAAGTAATCTATTATGCATTTAATCACCTTTTAACTGTTCTAACTTTCTATAAGCAGATTCAATCGCTTGTGCTTGTTCTCTTACAAGTTTAAATAATAATTTAGGATTATCCATTCTTATATCGCTAAAAACTTCAGACCTTTTATCCATTGATTTTCCTAATTCCTCTATTATTTCTTCTAATAAGGTTGTTGATACTGTCTTATCTTCTTTGATTATATCTTCCCAACTCATATTTAATCATGTCCCCGTATATATATCTTCTAACATTTTAATTGCAGTTTGAATTTTTACTGAATTTTTACTAGGCATACTTATGCGTATTGATTCTAAATACTCAATAACCTTTTTAATATCTTCACCGATTTCTTCAACCTGTTCCATATAAGATTCCCCATAAAAATAGGGGTCTCTTTCAAATTTGATTATATTTTCCCAACTCATTTTAATCACCTATGCAAATTGAAACTCTCCTTCATTTTCTTTATCAGTTAATTTGATTGCTCTATTGACTATATCTTCAATTTCTTCTTTAGTTTTATAACTACCTATACCGTCTGGATTTAGACCTAACTGATTATTTTTATCATTAGTGTTCACCATAATTTCATATTCTGTATAAGCCATAGGGTCTTCTAATCTACCTCTAGGCTTAGAATAAGATACTCCAGTTCCAGCGATAATACTTATAAATAAACCATTTTTAAATTCCTTATTAAATTCCCATCCTTGAGGTTCATTACGATGGGGTTTGAATACAATGTCGTTAAACCTAAATTCTGCTTTTAGTATATCTTCCCAACTCATATCTCTCACCGTAGGATTAATTTTTTAACACACCTTTTTTCAATTTTTGGCCGGAAATTTTTGTGGGACTAGCAAAATTTTTTTAATGTTATTTATTCTATTTCCAGAATAAGAGATTGTATTTTAATTAATATGTTTTAAAGATTATGTTAGAACAATAAAGAATGTTTGATTTATTCAATGAATTAATAAAACTATTATTCACCTATTTCAACCCCCCATTGTTCTAATCTTGTTTGATTTGATAGTAAATCTATCTCTTTGTATAGTTCTGCCAACTTTGACTCTATTTGTTTTAAAGTAGTTTTAATGTCTGTTGGTATGTCTGAAAGTTTTTTAAAACGATTTAACTCATCAGTTAATGTTTTACGAATTTCTTTTAATTGTGCAAGAATTTCGTTAGAATCAGTCATACTAAACCCTACAAATGGGCTATGAGCGTTGAGGTTATATAGATGTGGGTGAAGATACTAAGTTTTTTGACCCAACAATGCATAAAAACGATTAATTGAAATAAAAAAAATTTTCGGATGCAAAGCATATGGTTGGAAATATGATATTGCGAGATGTATCGAGTCATATCCTATAAAAACCTGATAAGGTGTTTAACTGCGTATCAACAACCATATGGACTTAACTTTGAGATATAGGCCCCGTAGGGCGTTTAATCGGCATATTGAGCCTCTATCTTACAAAATACCATCCATTGATAATCAACCTTTTTGACCCAAAAACCTGCATCTTTGACCTTTTGCTTGTCCTTTTTCCAATGATTCCAAAAATCGCTATTAGCGATACCCCACATAACTTTGCCAGATTTAGCAGTTTTAAAAGTCATACCAAAGGCTTCAACTCTATTATATATTAATCGAGGTTCTTCATGATATTCGATACCAACAGAAAACCAGTATCCGCAATCTACTATTTCATTAAATCTAACAATAGCCTTTTTAACAGCCTTTTCAAAATTATAAGACAGATTACCATTATAATCACAAAAGTAATTACCACCATAATCGTTAATATGCACACCTTCATGATATAGGGTGTAATATTGCTTCTTTTTACCAGTCCTGCATATATGTAATGTGCATTGACTGTTACTTCTTGCGTTCTTATTGATGTTCAATTCGGGTAACTCCATAGTTATATACTCAAATACAGGATATAAGGTATTATTTTCAAAGTTACAATACCATATGGTAATAACTTTGAGAATTGCCATATATTACTGGCATTTTAGTATATAACTATGGAGATACCAACAGTTTTGGAAGAATTGAATAAGAACGCTGAAACGGCATTTAGGAACATTGGGCCTATTATGCCTATTGAGGAGTGTGAACATAAATGGGAATATGAAAACTGTGAAATTGATTCTGATGAGTTTGGCGCATGGGGATTTGATATTTATAGGTGTTATAGATGTGGTTCTGAAACTAGTATTGATTGTGACCAAAAAAAGAGTTTGATTAGTATGCACTATGATAATGAATTGAGGACTCTTGGACTTACATTTAATCAAGAACTTTTACTTCAAATTGATGTATTACTTCGTTTATTGAGTAATTATGAGCCTCTTGAATATTTGTATGAAAATAATTACATTACTCAGTTAATGGTTGAAGAATACCACAAGGGGGCTAAGTATGATTTACACAATTAATCCCTTCGGGGTATTTTTGCAAAGTTAATACCATATGGACGTAACTTTGAGATATATGGCCCCGAAGGGCACAATTTGGTCTAATAACGGCTAGACCACATATTATCAACATAATCAGATTGATGATAATTACCGCCATAATAGTCATGGCAACCCATTTCAGCCGCTTGAGTTCTTCGCATATCTTCCATATCATTTCTATATATTCGTATTTTGCGCTCAATACCGTCCCAACTAAACGGGTTAGTTTCTTTAACCCATTCATCAAAACAATCCTTTAACACTACAATTGCATCTTTATTACTTGTTTCTAATGGACAATATTCATCTAAGTTGTATTTAATAATTAAATGTTCAGGCACTTGTTCCTGAAAATCCTCATAAATTGTATCAATACAAAATATCATATCTTCACCGTATTCCTCATTAACGTATTCATTTTCTTCATTCACTCTTTCTTCTATATAATCATATATTTCCAGCATATTTTACCTCACTATTAATAGTATAAACAATTGTTGTATGGTAGTTTCAAAGCATTACCATATGGTATTAACTTTGAATAAAACCCAAATGGGTGCAAGTTAGTGCGAATCCTAGGAATCCGAACAAAGACATTGAAAAGCGTCACAGTGACCTCACAGTGACGATTGCGACAAAATCCCGTTTCTAAAGGTGCATCCCCATAATTGGCCGATTATGAGGCATTATCTCGTTAAGATGCCGAAGTGCGTTTGGTCTTGGTGGTGGTATTGCTAATGTATCTTCCTTGCACTAATATTGAATTAATTCAATTATTTAAGGTAATTTCAAAGTAGTTACCATATGGTGCGAACTTTGTGAATAAACCTCATAAAGATGATGAAATCCGATAATTATGTGCGATGATTGCCTTGATGAAATGTTTACAACTGGAAATAAGATGTGTGAAGGATGCGTAGATGAACTACGTCATAAGTATTTGACTCCAGAGGAATATATCCTCTTAATGCGTATCAAGACGCATAATCATTGACCCTTCGGGGTCTTTGTTTTATCTCAAAGTTAATCTAATACCATATGGTAATAAACTTTGAGAGTTACCTTACATAATACTCAAAATTAGATATAACATGAGTTCCGAAACCGAATACAATAACTGGTTTAACAAGATGGTTGAAGTTAGAGTCAATAGATGGCGAATGCCAGATGATATAATTGATTCAAATGTAGGTGGAGTAATGGTTCAAAGGGAAAAAAGAAATCTTCAACGACTTATTGATAATATGAAGCATTATGGTTTCAATGAATTTCATTTGATGACTGTTGAGAACTTTAATGCGATTGAATACTTGATTGATGAAATAGAGAGTAATGCTTCTGTTGAAGAGAGTGTTAGAGAATGGTTAGATAGATGCCCTATCTGACCTAAAAAAACCCTTCGGGGTATATTATCTCTCAAAGTTTTAATACCATATGGAACGAACTTTGAGTAAAGTTCCCCGAAGGGAGATAATCAGATGATAGGTTCATTATAATCATCAAAGTAATCATCAACAATATTCATTTGTTCTTCAACCAACGCTTCATTATGTATATCCATAAGAGAATATATTGCGTTAAGGAAGTTATCAACAGATTTAAACGGCTTATCAAAGTCACGACTATCTCCCATTTCAAATATATATTGAAATGTAATCTTTTCACTTTCGCTCATATTTTCAATCATTTCTGCAATCATTAGTATGTGCCTCATACTTATATGCTATTAGACCGGACTTTATGGTTCATTCAAAGTATAGCACCATATGGTTCTATTCTCTTTGACGAGTAGAACCCTGCTAAATAACAGGAGTTCGGGTCTTATGATTCTGAATTGCATCCTTGAACCTTTGAGGATTAAATCGAGAATTATCCCATTTGAACATTTTAATCAACGCTTCAATAACTGAATCATCCGCATCACATTGGGCTAATTGCATAGCAATTAACTCATAATGCCTTCTTTGAAAATTACTCATTCTTCTTCACTTCCTTTGTAAATCTTAACTGCTTCAAAATTAAGCCCCATTGAGCGATAAAACGCCAATCGTTCCAATTCTTCCTTATTCATTTTAATTTCATCACTCATTTACACACCTGCACTTATAACACATTATTACGTTCTTACTCACAAATACATTACATTCACTACATCTATTTCTCATTCTTAATCACTACTCCCTATATGTCTTAATTCATTTATTTCTTGAATCATTGTTTCTGCCTGTAATACTAACAACATAGCCCCAAAATCACCCTCTAAAGCATCTTTAACATATTCCTCACGTTGTCCATAAAGATGCTCAAGTGTAACAAACTTACGAACTTCATTCTTTCCAATATGCCAGATAATCCATGCATAAGCACAGTTTTCTTTATGTTCAAGCCAACCCGCTAAATCACCTACAATCCGAGAAACAAATCCGCAACTTCTTTGATAATCAGATTCAACCTCATAAGGAGTAAATGCATCATAAAGTCCGTTTCTGTCCAAGAAGTTCTCAATTGTTTCGGGGTTCATGATAACTACTTAATTGACGTATAATTAAGGTTCGTGAACAAAGTTCCTTACCATATGGTAATACTTTGTAATTAACCCATAACACCCCTCACCACAATTAAGTGGGTCATTGGGGTATTGGGAAGAGGGGCCGTTGAACGACCTCATTCCTCTTCTTCAGCCTCCATGCTGATTACTGGGTAATTGACCGTTGGAAGGCCATTCTCCAGTGTTCCATCCCATGTAGGGCCATCACGCTTTTTATCGTGATTGCGGTAATACCGAGTCAATCGGGTAGCCGTAGCCTTTCCAATCTTTTCAGCATATTCTTCAGCAGAGTCATAAAGACCCCCGCCAGATTTACCGTGTTTTTCAATCAAAGTAGCCATACCATTGTTATAATGCTCTGTCTCCTTTTCTATTACCATAGCCTTTACATCTCTAATTGCTTGAGCAACTGCATCAGGTAGGTCAGTTTCTCGACCACGCTGAATTGGGCTATTAGGCAACATTCCTAATAGAGTAGTAATTGAAGTCCAATACCTTTTACGGTTATCAGAATCATTGTTTCCTGTGTTGATATTCCACTCAAGAACCGTTGATAAATCTCCAACATCATTAGATTGAAGGAAAACTTCAACCTTACTAACTCGTCTATTCCATGCTTCATCATCCATACTATAATCGCTTACCATTTTATTCATCTCCTTTGGGTTTCATTCGTTCTTGGCCCCTCTAAGACCAATAAAATGCAATTGATTCTGTATTTATAAGATAATGACGAAAGTATTACCATATGGTGTTACTTTGATAAACCTGAGAGGGGTTTATTCCTCTTCATTTTGAACATGAAGTTCATTGTAAAACAATTCTAAATATTCGTCAAATATCTTTGATTGCATAAACTTCCATATTTCTATCCCAACGTATGATTTAGGAATTAATTCATTCATTAAACATAATCTTACGTATTCACCGATTAAATCGACATAGTAAACAGGAACCAAAGATTCAACCCATTCCTCCACAGTTTGAGTATATCCGTCTCTTTCTTGTTCTTTGTATTGTTTTACTTCATCGGCCCAATTAATCATGATAATATATATATTTAAAATATATTCTAAGGTATTCCAAAAGTAATACCATATGGTAACGCTTTGTAGTTATCCTAATGCGCCCGAAGGCGACTTACATAGGGGAATTATGCGGTTTTACGCGCTTCTCGCACCTTTGCGATAATATCCGGCGCACATTCGCTTCTACTCTCTGTTTTAGCATCAAAGTGGCATTCAATTGTCGGATTATCCACATTTACACCATTCTTCTTGTAACTCGCAATTCTCTCAATAATTCTCTGAATATGCCCCATATCATTCAATGGAACATCTACCACCATAGCCTCAATATCTGCTTTCTTTTGGACTGTTTTAGTGTCCCAATTGATGTCGAACTTAACTTTCATTTCACCATAATTGAATTCAAATTCTACCTTCATAGTCACATAGTCACCATTTTGAGGAGAACCGTATTGTAAGTGCTTACCAATCACTGTATCTTGATTCCAGTTTTGAGTTCCATCTAACTTTTCACTAACGTCGAAATAACAATACTTTCCTTGAATAGCGGACCATTTCTTCACTTTCTTTTTTGATTCAGTTTGCTGCATTTCAACATCAGAATCCTCTAATGCCGCAATAAGATTGTTAGTCAATTTAATGACGGTCTTTTCATTCCATGATGAAAATACTTCATTACCATTTACGATAGTAGCATAGTTATCTGAACCCTTCATAGTTTCAGTAAAACCATACTTTTCTTCCCTCAACTCTGAATTGTAAGCATATCTATTGTGGACCGCAATACCAACCTTTCTTAGGTCTGCCACAAACTTACGCTTCATAGTTGGATTATCCAATGGACTGTCGGTAATATCGTAATAGATACTCATTGTTCTGTTATAGGTTACACTCATGTTAATCAAAGTAAATGATTTTATTATGTTTCTTAAGGTAACGACGAAAGTTGTTACCATATGGTAATACTTTGTAATTACCTTTTAAAGTGATATAAAATTAATTATATCACTGAAAAAGTAATCTACCGCCGATAATAACTATGTATTATCATTTTTCGTCCTAGGTCACGACCTAAGAGGATTTACCGTCACGTTGCGTAGTGGTAGTGTTGTTAGATTGTTTAGTATTCTTAGGGATTTCAAGTCCTTCATCTGGAATAAATTCCCACCAATCATAATGCCCCCTTGATTGGTTGGTCATTCTTTAATCATCTTAAAATCCGCCAATGCCTGTTCCAATTGTATAAAAACCTGCTCTAAATCATCGCCTGAAACACGTAACCTCTTGATAATCAAGTTTTGGTATCTATCGTGTCCGACTTCGATGGTATATTGCGGTTCTACTACAATAGGTGGCTCTTGTGTATTTGTGGTCATATCCATGCTTTGCTTATCCTCCATAAGTTATAAATAACACAAGATTTAGTATTTCTAAGGTAATTACAAAGTATTACCATATGATAGCATACTTTGAGGCTATCTTGATATAATGCTGCAATTACTGTTTAACATGAGTGATAATCACGAACTAACACCAGAGGAAGCAGAACTATTGAATCAAATTAGGAACCATGTTGAGCCTGAAAATAAGAAAATAAAGGAAATAGGGCCTTATGATGACCTATTATGCCTATTCTGTAATACATATGTTGATGACGAATCTGGAATGTGCAATAATGACGAATGTGAATTGAATGAGGACTAAATATGAAAGGAGGTAAAAGGAGATGATAAACGGCCTTATGGGTCACAATGGAGAAATGAACGACGCTCAAAGGCGTTTAGTAAATTTCGTGGGTAATCCGGTAAAACCCTCCATTGTGACCCGCACAAGATATACGCCAAAGTCACATCATATGGTATTAATGAATGTGTGAAAATAAGAATGGTAACAAAAAATCGAATCTGAGAAAATAATTTTAAGAATCATGTGTATCATGTGTATCAACCATATGGTTGCACTTTGCTATGCAACCCTTTATATGGGGTTTGAATATGGATATTTTGCCGATAAAGGCGCAGAACGAAAACACAAATGAAGGTGAAAAAAATGGATACACAAGATTGGAATAGTAAAGTAATTGAATTGAATGAATTTATAGCCACTGATGCAGTTAATGACCAGTTGGCTCAAGTTCTTAATTTCCAGATAACTTTGGGAAGCGAGAATGAGGAACAGAGAGATAGGGTTTGGGACAGTATTAAGTCACTTATTCGCGGAATGCCGGGTTCTCCGGTTCGACGCGGTATTAAACCGTCTTTACCTGCTTCTGTAAGAGTAGTTGTTGATTCGGTTGTTCAAACCGTTGAAGATGCTTCTCGCAACTTTTTCAACCATGATTCCACAATTCAAGCAGTTATCTTGAAGCATGGAAAAGCAGGTGGAGGAGCATTTGCAGACGCAACAGAATATGCATCGTATATGGGCAAGAAAGCCCGTTCAGCGATGACTAAGGCATTTAAGGCTGAAACATGGGATGGAACTCTAGAAGGTCTAACCGATGGAATGCCTGTTCACGACGAGGAGGAGTGAATAGTCAGCAATTGATGTTCTGTGCCTTTATCGCACTTTTGGGGGGTTGGGGGTTAATTCCCCCGACCTCCCTTTTTTTTATTTATTGAGGGAAGTAGTATGAGAGTTAATCCACGTTTAAAGCATAATCAACCAACAATTAAGTATGTTTGTCCTAAATGCCATAAAACATTATCAATTTTAAGTTATTCAAGAAAATGGGATAGATGTTCATGTGGTAGAGAATATCCTGCTCATATTATGGAAATACCCACTCATTCACGACGTAAAACTGTTTTAACGTCAGAGCAATTAATACAACATATGAAAAATATGAGGAATAATAGATGAGATTTTTATGTAAAATATCTTTGTGCTTTAACTTAGCACAAAAAGATGGCCTTTGCCACTCCTGTTCAAAATCAGGGGATTGAACAAAGCACAACCATATGCGTTGAATTGAGTCATTTTCAAAACTACGGTCCGGCTCCCGCCCTTTTATATACCCCCCGACGGACCTGTATATTGAGAAACCTGTTGAAGTTTTCAACTCCGCATTATTGACTTGTTTTCATTAATGTTACCTAAGTGTATATCATGGATTTATTACTGTTGGTATGAAAACTTTTAATCCTATTATGAAGCCTATTATTTAGGGTTTCATTATTAACGACTTAGTATCAGTCATTCGATTTGTATAATCATTAATATTCTTTGATATATAAATAAACGACTGAAAATAAGCAACGTGTTAGCGATGAGGGTATTTAAATCGGGAAAGAAAAGTAATGTGTCTCATAGAGTATCATAGTAATACACATAGAATTTATGGAAAGTAGAGTTGTTTTAATATATTTTATATTGATTCTCATATATATCATGATTCTCATGTGTATCTGTCTCCGGTGGGTCAAAATATTAGCCTAAGAGAATAAAACTATATGGCTAGGGTGATACACATGATACATGATACTAATGACCCCGAATCAAAAAGAAACATTTCGATTTATGTCGAGAATCGTTATGTTTCGTCTGTATCAGCGTTTGATACGCTTATGATACACACTATTTTCGACAAACAAAAAGGTGAAAAAAATGAATAAGAAACAAAAAGAAGCAAAAACAAAATTTAAGATAATTAATGACTTTATGATGGCTTGGAGAAAAGCACATATGATGGATATTAATTCAGAATATACAGATATCAATAAAAAGGTATTATTGGACACATATATGGAAATAAATTATTGTAGTGTAGGTGCAGCGTATAAGAGATTTAATATGATAAAACATATGTTTAATTCACACAAGGAAGGAAGGTCAACATATTTGTGTCTTCAAAGTGATTTTTGGATTCAAGTTCAAAAGATTAGAAAGGCTGCTGGAGTTGCTCAATATACAAATGCAACTGCTGAAGAAAAGTTAGATGCAATTGATGATGCTCAGAATGAAATAAATACTGAAAACTTTAAGAAATATTTTATGGGTAAAGAAGAAGTTCCATCTTGGGTTAAAGCATATGAAGAAGCAAATAAAACAATTGAGAATGAAACAAAATTAACAGATTCACAAGAAAAGATTGCAAGGAAATGTGGAGAAATTACGCACTTCCTTTTGCTTAAGAATAAGCAATATGGTGATTCAGTTCTTGCTCCAATTAGAGTATTCAGTAAAGCAAATAGTGATGAACAAATTAGAGTTAGAATTGATGATAAGTTGAATAGGCTCCTTCAAGGAGATGATTCAATTGAAAAGGATGAAGATGTAATCATGGACTTGATTGGCTATCTTATCCTATTACTTGTCTCATTTGATGAGTAATTATAACAAAATGCAGGTATATCCGAGTGGTCAAAGGAGCCGGAGTTAAGTTCCGGTGCAAAATGCTTCGTAGGTTCAAATCCTACTACCTGCACCTAAATTATATAACTGGGTTTTGCAACAAATAAAAACTAGAAAAACGTTTTTCACACGTTGATAGTAGTATCTTTTTTTCTATGAACTAGTTCCCTGTTTAATATTCATCTGGGTTTTGCAGCAAATAAAAACTAGAAAAACCGTTCATCTATGTTAAATATAGGACATTAAACCCGCCCAATTTACCATTTTAGATGCTGATAGTAATTTACGATTTTTATGAACTAGTTCCCAGAATAATATTCACGGTTTTGCATCAAATAAAAGCGAGAAAAGGTTTTAGCAAACAGATGATAGTAGTTTTTTCTCTTTACTATGAACTCGCACCGTATTTCTATTACATAGGTGATAAACAATGAACATATTTATATTAAGTGATTGTCCTAAATTAGCAGCAGAATATATGATTGATAAGCATATAGTTAAGATGCCAACGGAAAGCCTCCAAATGTTGTCTACTATTTTGCATCATTATGCTATTCCAGCCCCATTTAAGCCGGTCATGCTCAACCATCCTTGCACTATTTGGGCGAGAAAAAGTTATAAAAACTTCAATTGGCTGATAGACCATTGTTATGCCCTATGTAAAGAGTATACAATCAGATATAACAAAAAACATAAAGTGGAAGAACATATGGATAAATATGAACTAAGTTTCATAGAATGTTCAAATCTTCTTAAAGAGAAAAGAGAGTTAGATAAGTGTTTAACTCCGTTTGCACAGGCTATGCCTGATAAATATAAGGATGATGATGCAATTAAAGCATATCGTCAATATTACTTAGGTGATAAATGGGATTTTGCCACATGGAAGACAGGAACTCCTTCATGGTGGCCTAAAGACCATATCATCAAAAAGAAACAAGAGCAAATAATTAAGTTTAATAAACAATTTAATGCTAATGTTCCTTTAGAATAGAGAATGATTTATAAGCCGGTCATTCTTTAGTTAATTATGGGTCTATGGCTTAGTCAGGTAGAGCGACGGGCTTTTAATCCGTTGGTCGGGGGTTCAAATCCCTCTAGACCCACCTATTCAAATAAATACTTAAAGAGGAAATAATATGAAAATAGATGTAATAAAGAAAGCAGAAGAATATTTAGAATCATTACCGCAAAAGAAATTTGCAGGTGAATGGATTCGTAAGAATGATGTAAGACAAATGTTAATCCAATTCTTTGAAAAAGAAGAAGATAACATTGAAATTCTTGAGGCTCATTTAAAGAATCAAGAATTAGAAGTTCAAAGGCTTCTAGCAGAAAATTTAAAACTAAGGGGTGAAGAAGAATGAAATTAGAAGACATTTTAAATAGTTATTTAACGCGTAATGATTGGAACTATATGTGGCAAAAAGAACACAATACTTTTGCCTTTGGATTTGAAGGCCGTAACGGTAAAATGGTTTGTTCTCTTACAGTTAAAGATAATGAGCAAGTTATGTTCTATTCTACTTATACTAAAAATATTCCTGCTGAACATTTAGATAAGGTAATTCTTCACATAACAAAAGAAAATTATAAGTTAATTATTGGTAATTTTGAATTAGATTTGAACGATGGAGAATTAAATTATAAAACATCTGTTGATATGTATGGTAGAGATTATATGTCTGATGAAGAAATATCGAATTTAATTAACCCAAATCTATCAACAATGGATAGAAACTTAAAAATATTAGATATGATTACTGGTCATGATAGCAACTTACCTTCACTTGATTTTAATGAAAGTGATATAAAACAATGGAAAAAGAATATGGAGAGATATGAATGATAGTTAGATATTGTGAATTTGAAACAAGTAAAGGCCCATGTGGAACCCCATTTAGAGTTCCATCAAATCTAAGTTCAAGCCAAAGATATTGTGTTCATCATATGGGACAATATGAAAGTCATCGAACTAAAAAGATGAGTGCAGGATTAGTTAAATCAAGAAATATTTATGCTAAGGCAGGTAATGAAGAGAAAATGAGAGAATTTATTGTATCTAAAATGGCTTCTGCTAAAAAAGATGCTAAAACTATTGCAGATTTAGAGAAAAGAATCTCTAAATTAGAAGATGGTTTTGAAAGGAACGAAGGCAACCAAAAAAAGATGGTTTCCCTTTTACAGAAAGAAAGTAAAAAACAATGGTTTACTGCAATTATAGAAAGTATAATGATTGCTAGAGTTAAGAAACTAAATGAAAAGATAGTTAAATTAGAAAAGAAAATAGATTCGATGAGGGAGTAATTTGTTAACCATAGAAGAATATACTATTAGAGAAAAAAATGGTTTTCAAAAGAAGATTACTGATTTGAAACCTCATAGATTAAGAAAAGCAACTATGGGTCAAATTAGACGACTAAATCGTGAGATGCTAAATATGTTTATATTTGTGCATCATTTAAAATCAAGAATAGATGAATGTGATGAAGGTCATATGCCTCCCTTTTTGAAAGAAAAATCAGCAGATGAAATTCTAGTTCATTGTATTGAATTAACCATGTTAAGGTATAAGGCTCTTGTAGAAAATAAGAGTGTTAAGGAGGTGCATAAGTATGATATTTAAGAAAAAGAAAATGACTATGGAAGAGATGCTTCAAAAGCAATTAACTTGTAAGCATGAAAAATATGAAATTGTTGATATAAAAATAGAATATGATAGCATTAAAGATAATGGTCATAAATATATCAACACAATAGAATGCCGCGATTGTAAAAAGACGGGAAAAATAATAAATGAAAAAATATGGGAAGTGAAAGAATGAAACTTTTAGAAACAAAGATAGTAAATAAACCAAGAAAAGAATGGATTTGTGCCGAATGTGGTGCAGTATTGAATGCCGGAGAACCTTTAACACAGGAATCATATAATGATGGTAGTGTTTTGAGGTATTGTCTCGATAAGAACTGTAAGAAAGATAATTATAGTTTCTTTAGAATTGTAGTTGTCGCGGTATTATGTGCGTCATTTGCTGCATTATTGGTGGTGAACGATTATGTCCAACTTTAGATTGAGAGAAACAGAAGAAAAGAAAACTACTGTTGAATTTAGATTGGTAGAGGATGACGAACTACCTCCTATTGTAATAACAATGGATGCTGATGATAAACCAAAGGTAATTATCAATTCAAGGTATAAAATTTGGTTGGGATTACATAGAGAATGTATTGCAGGAATTTTTCAAAACTTACCTGAAAAGATTAATGAATTGCTTACGGCATATTTAGCAGACCAAAGAATGCTTGAAAAAGAATTTGGTGATATGTCTTGAATGGTATAACAATCAAATGTAAAGGTTGCTCACACGTAATTTCCTTTGAGGAATTTATGACTAAACCAAAAGGTTGCCCTGCCTGTAATAGATTGTGGGATTTTAAAGGAATAGGGCGAAGAAAATTTAGAATAAAAGGTGAATAAAAATGGAAGAATTACTAACAAAGAGAGAATTAGGCGATGGACGATGGGATAGAGTCCTAAAAAAGCGTCTAGTAGAATTATCGAATGCAGATAATTATGATGATGCAAAGTATGAATGGGAAGTAACAGGAAATGTTTGGTATTGTCCAACAATGGATGAAGCATTATCCCAATTACCCGCTATTCATGCAAATAGTCATCCAATGAAATGTCTATGTGGACATGAAATTGTTTGGCATTTTGAGATTTGTAATACTGAAAACGGTAATATGGAAATTGTAGGTTCAGAACATATTGAATCTTACATGATTATCCGTGAATTGCGTAAGCAAGGTATTCAAGAAGAGCATATTACAGAAGAAATGATTGAAGCATGGATTAAAAACAGAGTTAAATCATTGAAAGCAGAATGGTGGTGGAACCTTCAAGGTGAAACTTTTGAAATGATGTTTGATGCAGTTAAAGAATATGACCTTCGTATTAATGTAAGACAAAAGGGATATACTTGGTCAAATGAATTAAGAATGAATGTTCCTCAAAATCTAATAAAAAAGGTAGCCACAGGAAAGTTTGGTGAAAGAGGATATAAAATGGCCTCAATTGTTTGGAGATGGAATCATCCTGATAATCCAAAAAGACAAATTGATACACGCGGCTATCCAAATGATAGGCTTTGGAATGATTTACAGATGTTTTATGTATTATTACAGAATCATATTGCTGAATGTGAACGTCAAGATAAAGTAAAAGAGGAAAGAATAAAGCAATTAGAAGAGGCCGATGAAAAGAATCGCCAAAGAATTGCTGAACAAAAAAGAAAATGGGTAGAAGGTCAAGCAGAAAGGGACCGTATTGCACAAGAAAACGCCCGTATTCAAGAAGAAAGAATGCAGGAAAGGAAAAAACAGTTAGAAATTTCTCAAGCAATTCAAGATGAGAATAGTTTAGACCAGTTTTCTGATATGTGCGATTACTATAATCTACCTATTTTTGATGAAACTATGGGTGGAAATACTTGGGAGCAAAGTTTTCTTAGAGATATGAAAGATAGATTAAATAACGGTAAAGATTTAACTGATAGACAGTTAGGTAAAATCAGAACTATAATCAATCCTAATGAAGAAAGACCGGCTACTGAAAAACAATTAAGATTTTTGCGCCATTTAGGTTATGAAGGAGATGAAAACATTACATTACAGGTAGCGTCTAGAGAAATAGAACGATTACTTGAAGAAAGAGGTGAATAAAATGAAGAAGAAGAAAGAAATAGTAGAAGAATTGAAAAACGTAAAAAAGGAGTTAGAAACATCAAATCTCAAGTGTAACAATTATTTGAAGCACGTTGGGGTGTTAGTAACAGAGATTGATGAAATGAGACAAAATGAACAAAATTATATAAATTTAATTAAGTTCTATGAAAAGACGATTAATGTGCTTTCAGGAAGGCTAATAGAAAGCATGAATACGTTTATAGACCCCAAAGAACTAGAAAATATGCCGACAGGCGACAGAACAAATGAGACACATGATACAGGTGATACACAATGAAATTAAGAATAATGAATGAAACAGGACATACAGAACTAATAGTAGATGCAAGCGAAGCGATTGACCAAATTAATGAACACCCTACACATTGGGTATTTATTGATAATGAACTAGTTTCACGCGAAGAAATTACCCATATTAATTGGGATAGCGTGGAAAATGTTGATTTAGCACCGGCAATCGTTGGCGGTTGTAACTAAATAAATCTGTTATTCCCCAAAAGGGGGATAGGATATTCAACCTTTAATTAGCCTAGAGTATTCTATCCCCTAATAAGGAGGTGTAAAAGTGAATGCAGATTTAGCCAATTTTATAGGCAAAGAAGCCTTTTATATGATATTAAAAGACCAATTAGGATGGTTTGTATCAGATAAAGTAAAGGTAATAGAAAATTTGGTTTGTATAAAACCGGATTTTTATGAAACTCCTTTTGTTCTAGCCACTAGTAAAAAGGCTATAATTGGAGTTGAAGGATATACAGAAGTAATTATTGATGGGAAAAAATATAATTCTGTATCAAAGGCAATAGAGGAAAAGGGTCAAAATATACTTGAATCTTTTTCTGATTGGAAATGGCTTGTTGAAAAAGAATGGGTCATTCGTAAAACTAAAGATAATGAATGGGTAACTTCATGCACTATCTTATCAGATTTCCCATATAGAAAGCAAGTGAAGTGTTAATATGAAAGAAAAACAAATTTTAAGCGATATTATTGTCCATATGAAATATGCAAAATATTTACCTGATGAAGAAAGGAGAGAAACTTGGGAGGAAATTACAGACCGTAATTGTGAAATGCACATGAAGAAATATCCTGAAATGAAGGATGCAATTAAACAATTATATGAAAAGTTTGTTAAAACAAAGTTAGTTCTTCCATCAATGCGTTCAATGCAATTTGCTGGAAAGCCTATTGAAATGGCTCCAAATAGAATTTATAATTGTGCGTATTTGCCAGTAGATTCTATTGAATCTTTTTCAGAAACAATGTTTTTGTTATTAGGAGGGACAGGCGTAGGTTATTCTGTTCAGCATCATCATGTTGAACAATTACCTGAAATAAAGAAACCAAATAAAGAAAGACAAAGGAGACATTTGATTGGAGATTCCATCGAAGGTTGGGCTGATGCAGTTAAATGTTTAATGGAATCTTATATGGGAATTAGAACATCTAGACCTATATTTGATTACTCTGATATTAGACCTAAAGGAGCATTATTGAAAACTTCTGGAGGTCGCGCTCCGGGTCCAAATCCATTAAGAGAATGTTTAGTTAAAATTGAATCCATTCTTTCTGAAAAAGAAGATGGTTCAAGATTATCTACTATTCAAACTCATGATATTATGTGCCATATTGCTGATGCAGTTTTAGCAGGTGGTATTCGTCGTGCGGCATTAATTAGTTTATTTTCATTAAATGATAGTGAAATGATTTCTTGTAAAAGTGGTTCATGGTGGGAAGAAAATCCACAAAGAGGACGAGCAAATAATTCTGCCGTAATTATACGACATAGAATTACTAAAGATAAGTTTAAAGATTTATGGAATAGAATAAGATATAGCGGTTCTGGAGAACCCGGAATATATTTTTCAAATGATAAAGATTGGGGAACTAACCCATGTTGTGAAATTGCATTAAGACCTTATCAATTCTGTAATTTAGTTGAAGTAAATGGTGCTACTGTTAAAGACCAAAATGATTTAGAAGAGCGAGTAAAGGCTGGAGCATTTTTAGCAACTCTTCAAGCAGGTTATACTGATTTTCATTATTTACGAGAAATTTGGCAGAAAACTACCGAAAAGGATGCTCTATTAGGAGTATCAATAACAGGTATTGCTGCTAATAAACTAGAAACATTAGATATTGAAAATGCCGCTTATGAAGTAAGGAAAACAAATGATACTATTGCTAAACAAATAGGAATTAATCCTTCTATGAGAATGACTTGCATTAAACCTGCTGGAACAACATCTCTAGTTTTAGGGACTTCTTCAGGTATTCATGCTTATCATAATGATTACTATATTCGTAGAGTTAGTGTTGGAAAGGGTGAAGCGATTTATCCTTACTTGAAGGCTAATCATCCTGAATTAGTTGAAGATGATTTTTTTAAGAAGGAAACAGAGGCCAAAATTAGCATACCTCAACGCGCACCAAAGGGGTCAATCGTTAGAACAGAGGATGTTTTTGACCTATTAGAGCGTGTTAAAAGATATTCAATCCGTTGGGTTCAAAGAGGTCACGTTGATGGTATGAATACGCATAATGTATCTGCTACAATATCTATTAAAGAAGATGAATGGACTCCGGTTGGAGAATGGTTATGGATGAATCGTCATTATTACAACGGTTTATCTGTATTACCTTATGATGGTGGAACTTATGTTCAAGCACCATTTGAAGATATTGGGTTGAAACAATTTAATGAATTGGCTTCCCACTTAAAAACTATTGATTTAACATCTGTAAAAGAATTAGAAGATAATACTAATTTAAGTGGTGAAGCCGCGTGTGCAGGTGGAGTTTGTGAAATATGATTTTTAAGGATTTTCATGAATGTAAAAGAATAGTTCTTGAATGGGAGCATTATTTTGAACCTGAACATTGGATAAAAATTATGAATACTATTTATAAAGCAGAAACATTACATTATTCTGATAAAAATAGAATATTTATGGTAGTTTCAGAAATAACTGAGGCTTTATGGCATCTTGATGATGCTATTGCTATGGGTTATCCACAGTGGATGAAAAATAAAAAGAAAGAAACAGAAAATATGTTAGAATATTATAATAATAATGGTGATGTAGATGGTTAAGATAGTAGATGGACAGGCAAATCCAGATTGGATATTAAAGAATTTTTATAAAAGTGAAGTAATAAAGGCTATGAGAATAAAATGGAATAGTGAAAAACCATTATCAATACAAGGACAAAAATGGTCTTGGACTTCAATAAAAAAAGAACCCTTTAATATGGTAATTATGTATGCTATCATGATGGGGCTAATGGAAACTGATTTCAAAACTATTACTCGCAGAAAATATGGATATTTAGATGGTAAATATCAATTAATTAGAGAGTATAGTATATATGAAGAAATTAACAATGAAGAAGAGTGATATTATGACCGAACATGACCCCGATTATGTGGATAGTAAATTTAATTATAATAGAAGAATTGCTACTAGATGTAGAATATGTGGTCATCAGTTATTAACACCAGAAGAACAAAAACAAGAAATGCACCATAAGTGCAAAAAGAATTTTAAAGATAAGGATTATGTGATGTAAATGGTATATGCATATGAAATAAATATAAGAGAAGCGACAGATAGAGCGCAAGTTAAATATAAAACAAGAATTACAGTTAAAAATGAAAGTTCATCAGATGAAATCTATGAACAACGTGTTACTTTAAATCCTAGCAATTTTAGACAGGCACATGAACCAACAATTCAAGCAATTTATGAATTTTTAAATAATGTGCTTAATACTAGAAAGCGAAGAAGTAGATACTCATATGATATTGATAAGCCTAGAGAATTTAATTATGTAGTTACTATTGGTTCTTCATCTATTAGTGGTGAAGGACTTCCTATTCTTTTCTACAAAAAAGGAACTAGATATGGTATTAATGGTAAAGTTACATCTAAGGAAAATCTATTACGTAGTTTAGCAAGAACTATTTATAGGTCATGTTTTACTAATGACTCAATAGAATTATATAATTACTTAGAAAGAAACTTAATTTTACCAGAGAATGTTTCTTATGCATTAGAAAATCGCGCACCTTTTCATTGGTATAAAGAACGAGAAAAGGTTGATTGTAGATTTAGAGTAGAAATGGTTGGTGAAAATCAATTAGCAATTGAAATATCTGATGGAATTTGGGCTCCAATTTCTATTAAAGATTTAGATGTATATATGAACTTTTATTGGAAAGAAAAGAAAGGTGGTTCATGGAAACATCTTTCACCGAAAAAGTTATGGGTAAAATTAATGGGTAAAAAACCAACAGAAACACAACAAAAACTAATGGTTGCATTTTTAGAACAAAATAGAACTCAACATATTGTTGAAGAAAGAGCAAAGGAACTAATGGAAGCCATGCAACGCTCTAATCCTAATAGAATTAGAATTATTGAAAAGGCAGAAAGAACATATATGATAGTTAGAGGTAAATTAGCAGATTGGGTTCTTTCTGATGCTGAATATAAAAGTGATATTCAAATGGTTTCAACATTTATTGTTAAGCACAATGAAGGAGGACATGGATTAAAACCTAAATTAGCCCTTCATGGGCCTATTTGTATTGATAATATGACTAGACATTCTTCTGTTGGTGACCAATTCTGTGCTAGAGCATTAGCATTATTAAATGACGAAATGACTGTTGCTATGGTAAATACTATTAAACGCTATATTGAAAAATATCATGTTAGTGGACAGAATGAATGTAGATTAGATTGGAATAATTTGGAGGGATTTATTAATGCGAGAACCGTGTCTTGAATGTGGAGAAAGAGAATATACTCTTGATGACCGATTAGGGTCATTTGTTTGTAATACTTGTGGATTAGTAGCAGAATCAATTATACTTGAAGAAACAACATATAGTTTAAATAAGGCGGGTGAAACTATTCATTCTCCTGATAAAGGTCAATTAGGTTCTGCACCCATAAATGCAAAAGAAGGAATAGGTTATCGTCTTAAAAGAGCAGAAAAATTTCACGGCCATAAAAAACACCAATCCTTAGAAATAAATATTAAGTATTCTAAGATGGCTTTAACTGAAATGACTGATGGAAATTTTACACCTTTATCACAAGAAACTCTTGTAGAATATTGTAGAAGGGCGCATAGTGTTGGGTTATTCAAAAGAACACCCTATGAAGTTAGAGCAGGTGCTTTAACATTCTTTACACTAAAAGAGTTAGGAAGACCAATAACTATTAAACAAACTGCTAAGAAGTTAGATATTAGTGAAAGAAGTTTATTTAAGCAGGTAAGAATCGTAGCACGATTTTTTAGAAATCCTCATGTTATTGCACAAAAAAATGTGCCTCAAGAAATAGATTTATTGGTTAGTAAATTATGTCCTAATGATTTTGAGTTTCTTAAAACTGCTCACATTATTGGTAAATACGTCGAAGGCATTTATTATGCTAAACCAAAACCAATAACTAAAACATTTTTTGCAACAGTGTTGAATGTAACTAGAACTATATTACATAGAAACTTTTCCTTAGTAAGAATAGCAGAAGTTACAGAAACAACATCAGTTTCTACGAGAAATAATACTAATGAACTTCTAAGGGATTTAGGTTTTACAGTAAAAGGTAAAGCAAAGAGAGAACTATTACAAATGATAACAGTAGATGATTTTGTTAATGGAATAAGATTTGATAGGGAGGAATAAAAATGAAAAGAAAAATAATGATTATAGGAGCAGGTGGAATTGGAAGTTTTCTAATACCACTATTGCATAGAACGAAGTTATACGATATTACGGTGTATGACCCTGATATTGTAGAAGGAAAGAATTTAACATACCAAAATTTTAATATTGGACAATTAGATATGAATAAGGCCGAAGTGATGGCTAATAAATGTGAAGGTGTTAAACCTCAACCATATCGGGTATTGATGGAAAATCAAGTAAAAGGATTTGAATTGGTAGTTTGTTGTGCAGATAATTTAGATGTGCGTAAAATGCTTTACAATTCAAATGTAAAGTGGCTTGATTTACGTTCTCAAGGTAGAAATGGGGCGTTAGTTAGTTACGACATTGATAAGAATAAGATTGATACTTTATTAAAGGGGCCAGAAGGTTCTTTTTCCTGCCAAGGTGATTGGAATGGAGAAAAAGAAGGGATTCATTTTACCCATGTAGCAATTGCAGGTATGGGCGCACAATGGATTCAAAGATGGTTTAATAATGAAGAAGTGAATGAATTTAAAATGATAAATGTATAGGTGATTAAAATGGTAGATGGTAGTGAAATAAAGATAGAAGATTGGAAAGAAAGAATAACAAGTTTGTTTGAAATATGGCAAAATCATAAAGGAGAAGATTATGATGAATGGAAAATAGATAACTATGGATATAAAATATTTGCAGGGTATCTTTCATCAGCATTTCTGGATGAAATTTTTGCTATGAGCCTAAAGGCTTTTGATATTGATAGAGAAGTTCAAGTAGTAATTGATTCTAATGAGAAATTATTTATCAGTTATGGGACTCCGGGATTCGTTTCTTTTGAGAATCAAGAAGAACAATTGAAACAAATGAAATTGCCGATTAAATGTTGGATTCATACTCATCCGTTTGGAACTGCTTATTTTAGTGGAACTGATAGAAGGACTATTAATTCTTGGAAACTATTGATGGAATCTGCAATTGTTCTTGGTGATAGACAAAGGATGCTTTGGATGCAAGATGATAAAACATTACAAAATTTTATCTTTTATGAAGAAAGAATGGCTTATGTTGGTGAAGAAGAATGACTACTCAAAAGGATGTAAACAGAGCAGAAAAGTATGTTAAGGAGGCTAAAGAAGAATTAGAACTATTTGAATCTGAATTTGAAAACCTTCTTTCAAGGCATACATTTTTAATCCATCAATTGTTGGCTGCGGAAGAAGAGTATAGATATTCTGTATTAGAATTAGAGTTTACGGTAGGTGAAGAGGAATGAATGATTCAGAAAAATTAGAAATAGTTTTGAATAAACTACAAAGATATGTTAATGGTTTAAAAAGAGGTCATGGGCCTCATATTGCTAGGTATGTTGTAAGAGAAACATTGGAGAGTATTATAAATGACGGGCGTTAAGTGTTTAGATTGTAGTAATGGTAGAATGGTTATTGCAGAACAAAAAAATGTAAATAACAAATCTAGAAAAACAATGGTAGTTTTACGTTGTGATACGTGTGGAAAAAGGGAGGTATTCTAATGAGAGTATTAGATTGTAACAATTGGGTAATTATTGAGAAGCGTGATGAAACAAGCATTTCTGGATTAATTACAACAGATTCCCAAACAGGAAGAGTAATATCTTCTCCTGATGGGAAATATGATGGTAAATTTGTTGTCTTTAATGATAAAGCAGCAGTTCCATATATGAAGTATCTGATTATAGATATTTCACAAATTTATTTTGAAACAGGAAAGGGGGAGAAATTTTGAGTAAAGTATTATTTAATGATGAAGCGAAAGAAAAGATATTAGCAGGAGTTAATCTTGTTGCCGATGCAGTAAAACCAACATTGGGTCCACAGGCTAAAACTGTTGTATTACAAACATATCCTAAACCAACTGTTATTAATGATGGTGTAACAATTGCTAAATTTGTATCTTCTGATGACCCTTTTATTCAAATGGGAATCGAATTGATTCAAAATGTTGCATCAGAGGCTCAATCAAATACAGGTGATGGAACTACTACCGCTTGTGTATTAGCACAGGCATTATGTGATTATTTTAATCAAGAAACTATTGAAAATCTAGCAGAGTTTAGAAAGAGTATTTTAGAATATACTGATTCTATTTGTGCGGTTCTCGATACTATGGCCGAACCTGTTGATAATCAAGAAAAAATTGAGCAAATTGCCACAATTGCATCTAACAATGATGAAGAGTTAGGTGGGTTAATTTCTGAAGTAATTTCTCTAGCAGGTGAACAATGTGTTATTTCTGTTCAAGAAGGAACAACAAATGAAACTAGTATTGAGATTGTAAATGGCTATGAGATTGATAGAGGTATGGTTAGCCATACTATGATTAATCAAGATGATGGTTCATGTGTTTTGGACAATCCGTATATATTAATGACTAATGAGGATATTAAGAACTTTCAAGATATTCTTCCATATTTAGAACATTGTAATACTCATAAGCGACCACTATTAATTATGGCGCGAGATGTTACAGGTTCAGCATTGGCTAATATTATTGTTAATATTCTTAGAAAAACTATTGATTGTTGTATTATTAAAGCACCTAGTTTTGGTGATGCTATGATTGATGAGATGAATGATATATCTTCTATTGTTGGCGGTAAAGTTATTGATGTAGATTCTGGTGAAGATATTTCTAAGAATGATGATTTAGTTCTAGGTATGGCTTCAAAGGCTATCATTAATAAAGATAGAACTATTATTACAGTAGATAGTGATGATGAAACTGATAAGAGAGTTTCAGATAGAGCGATTGCACTTGAAGTTAAATTTAATAGCACTGATGATAAATATCTTGCTAGTAGATTAAAGAAACGTATTGCTAAACTTCGTGGTGGAATTGCTAGAATTACAGTAGGCGCACCAACTGAAATTGAATTAAAAGAAAAGAAAGAAAGGTTAGATGATGCTTTAAATGCTACACAAGCCGCTAGAGAACAAGGATATGTTGTTGGTGGAGGAAAAGCATTAATTGATGCTTCAACACAAATGGAAGAAAATGATTTTAATGTTTTAATGAGTAGAATTTTCCATGAACCATATTTCCAAATTGCTAGAAATGCAGGAGTAGATTTAACTTACAGTGATGTATCTAATATGCATGGTATGGGTTTTGATGCGCTTAAGATTGAAAACGACGTAAACCTTCTTGAACGAGGCATCATTGACCCTGTAAAAGTTACTAAGAGTAGTTTCCGTTCAGCAGTTTCAATTGCATTAATGGTCTTAACAACAGAAGTAGCAATTATTGGTGGTGAAAATGAAATGGCTTTACCGGCTCATTTGGGGCAATAAAGAACCAAAGGGTCCAGACAAAGAAATAGATGAAGTGGTTATAGAATATATGGAGGCAAACCCATGAAAAAAACTGTAACTGTAAGATTTCCAGCACCTTTACCGGCAGAAATAAAATGTCCAATATGTGATGCAAACAAATGTAAAGTTTGTGATTGGACTGGAAAAATTAAAGTTAAAGTAGATGCAAAGGTTCCTATTCAAAGAACTCATATAATTAAATATGTAGCAGAAAATATGGATAGTATCGCTAAAGAATTAACTAGAATTTATGGATTAACTCCTGAAATAGGAACTAAAGAAGTAATTCAAAAAGGAAAGGCTACTTATGAAATAGTCCAAATAAGTAGTTTAGGTGGGGCTTGTTGGGTTGTAAATAGATTGGACGAATTAGAGATACCGAGGTATTTCTTTACCTTTAATGAAGTAAATAAATTCATTAGAGGTGAAATGATAGAGTGAAAATAGTCCGGTTCAACTGCTACTCTAAGCGTCTAGGATTCTAGATGCGTAGGACGGCAGTTCAACCTGTTTATTTTCAAGAGGTGATTAAAATGGTAAGTTATCAAGAATCAAAAAGAACATTAAAAGAACAAACAAAAGGAAAGACATTATCTCCTGAATCAATTGAACAATTTCAAGAGAGAAGTGAGATATTAATGCAAAGGCTAGGCAATCTAGTTTCTTTGGCATTAGAAAGAGATAAAAGATATTCAAAAGTAATGCCACATCATGTTGATATTGCTTTTGCAGATTTAATACTAGGGAGGTATCAGTAATGAATAAACATAAGAAAGAACAAATGCACAAAGTAGATGATATATTACATACATTACAAGAAAAAATGAAGGGAGATTTGCCAGATGAATTGATAGATAATTTTTGTAGTGGTTTATATCTAGGTGCAGATGCAACATATGATGATGTATATGGTTCTGATGAAAGTGATAAAGTTAAAGAACTTGTGTGGCTAAATAATATAGAAACTCTAAAATCTATGTTTAGAATTAATGACGACCGTGAACATAGAAAGCAGGTAATAAACTCTATGAATATTACACTAGCACATTTAAAGGCTTTTATTGCTATGGTTGGTTTAGTGGGTGTATCACAGTCATTAGGCTCTGGAGGTAAAGAACTACTTGATGAGATGTATAAAACAACACAATTTCTAAGTAAAATGTATGTAAATACAATTAAACAGTTTGAAGAAATGTTTGGAGATGAAGAAGAATGAATACTTTATATGAATTTGCACAGTTTAATGAAAGTATAGAAACTGTTGCTCCAACATTTAAAGTTAAACTCTTTCAAGAAGCATTTGATAAATCTAACAATAAAACAGTTCTAGTGAAGATTTTAAATCTAGACCTTGAACCAAATAATATCGCTAAGAAGAAAGCAGTAAAATGGGTTGCTAATGCTTATGGTGTATATGAAGATGAAATAGAAACCTTTTCATCTATGTATGGTGATTTGGCTGATGGAGTTCATAATTTTGATGGTTATATGGAAGGAGAAAGTGGGATTAGTTTAAATCAATTACTTCGTATTTTAACTCTAGATTGTAGTCGTTCTGATGGTGATGTTTTTAGATTGTTTGAAGAGATGTTCAATAAGATGAATAGCCTAGAAAAGAAATGGTTTATTCGGTATTGGTTAAGAAAACCTCGTAATGGTTTTCAGAATAAAAATTTAGTGAAGGCCGTTTCTGAATATTATAATAAAGACCTTAAGAAGATGGAAGTAGATATTCGTGCTTTACCTATTGATGAAGTTATTTCATTTTATGAGAATAATATAGAAGTTCCAAACACATTAGGCTTTGGTAATTTTATTAAACCTATGTTAGCAAAAGCCTTACCTAAAGATAAGTGGCCTAATAATAATTATGTTGTAGAATATAAGTATGATGGTAATAGGTATCAAGTTCATAGAAAGAACGATAGAGTAATTATTTTTAATCGTAAAGGTAAAGATGCTACTGACCAATTTCCTGATATTGTTCAACAAATTCTTGAATCAAATCTACCAAATGAATTTATTGTTGATGGAGAGATTTATCCTATTAAAGAAGATGGGACTCCTGAAAAGCATCAAAAGTTAGGCACTAGAGTTCATTCAAAAGATAAGATGGATGCAGTTCAAAAATGTCCAGTTAAGTTTGTTATATTTGATATGTTACAAATGGATGGTGAATCTTTTATGGATGAAACATTATATAACAGATTAAGTAAGTGGGACTACAACAACGGTCCCTTTCCAACTCATAGGATTTGGAGTGAAAATACAGATGAAATGGGAGTTATGGGTTTTTATCATTCAGCAATTCAAGATGGTTTTGAAGGAATCATTATTAAACCAACTGATGCATTATATCAACCGGGAAAAAGGTCTAAAGATTGGATTAAATATAAGCCACCATTAATTGAATTAGATGTGGTTATTACTGGTGCTAGATATGGTGATGGTAAAAGAGCAAATGTATTTGGTTCTTTTGATATATCAGTTAAACACGAAAATGAATTTATTCAGATAGGTTCCGTTGGAACAGGTTTTTCTGATACAGATTTATTTAGATTAACTAACGAACTTCGTAAGATAATTATATCCTCTGAAAAGGATACATATTTATTTTTACCTCGCGTTGTTCTTGAAGTTACAGGAGATGTAGTAACTAAAAATGAAGATGAAACTTATGCTTTAAGATTCCCTAGATGTAAAAGAATTCGTAATGATAAACCTGTTGCGGATATTGATACATACGAAGAAATGGTTAGGAGGTATGCTTAATGATAGAGATAGATGATTTTACTATAATTGATAATGAACCATATACTTGTATAAAGATTGATGAAGGTATTGCCTTTATGAAAAAGGTTTCTGAAACTAGAGGAAGATATATGCAAATGGCCGCACATATGGTTCCTTATTTTAAAGATGGGGATTTAATTATTCCTGAAAAACCTAAGAGAGAAAAGAGTATTTCTGGGCTTAAGATACCAATAGCAAAGTTAATTCGTGAAGAAACTAATATGCCTGTAAGTCGTGACTTAGTTAAATTTGTTCATGAACATATTACTGATTTAATTACTGAACTTGCTTGGTATGCTAAGGAAAACGCAGAAGAAAATAATCATAAGACATTAAAACCTGCTCATTGGTATTTTTTACAATTGCCTCCTGATGCAGGTCGAGGTTATTGGGCAGAAAACGCTAAATATATGGATGGATTAAAATGAAATATAGTAAATATATAACAATTAGATTTGAATATACTGATGAAAAGGTATGGGATGAAACACAAAAAGAGGTAGAAGAAATCATGAGTATGTTTAATAACCTCTCGCGTCGAGCAACATTAGTTGATATTGAACAGGGGATGGACAAAGATGGGAATGATGGACGAAACGAATGATTTATTAAAGGAGTTGTTAGTAATGATAAATAAAAGTAATAGAATTTTGATGATGGTGAATATTGTAAATATCTGCACAATTTGTGTATTGTTAGCATTTATAATTAGAGGTGATTAATATGTTTACTAAAGAACAATTAGAAGGTATCTTACTAAGTTTACCTAAGCCTGAAATTCATGTATCAAGAGATAATAGATTAAGAACGGGATATAAAGTTCGCTTACGATTAAACTTCAGAGGAAGTTCAGATTTCCTTTTGGCTTTAGAAAGAACTTTTGCTCAATATGATATTCAATCCCAATATCGAAGTTACGAACATAAGGCTAGACCTTTACCTATACTAAGAGTTAGTGGTGCTACTAATATTTATAGGACAATACAATTAGTTCCTGATTTACCGGATGCTAAAGGTAATTGGCAACCATTTAAAGAAATTTTCAATTTGTATGAAAATGGTCAACATTTAACTCAAGAAGGGTTAGAAAGAATTTTAGAAATTAAGGGCGTTATTTGATGGGATTTTTAACTATCGCACAAGAAACTCAACCTATAATTTTAGTTGGAAAAGCAGGAACGGGTAAATCTACAACTGCTATTGATATGTTACCTGATGCAAATAGATATTTTGCTAATCTAATGCCTGAATTAGATATTTATTCTCTCACCGATGAGGGGATAATTATTGAGGATATTCATTACAAGGCAAATATTGATTTAATTAAATCGTTAATAATAGATTATTCCGGTCCTTTAGTATTGACTTGCCATAATGAAAAAGATATACCATCAGAAATTAAAGCCCTTTGTAAAATAAAAAGGGTAGGTTCTAAGAATCATTTAAGAGAAGAAATAAAAGTTCTTGCTCCTAGAAGTTCAGAACCGTATTTATTAGAAGATGCGATATTTGGTATCGTAATGGAATATCTAAGAGAAACAGATAGAGATAAGGTAGCACATAAACTAAAGGTAAACAAACCATCAGATACACAAATTATGTCTTGGTTGAATGAAAATATTCACCCAAATAGATTAATTTATGTTGATGCTAGAGTAAGAAGAAGATTACCTATGAAATATTTCTATGAGATGTTAGCATACTTATATGATGGTAGAGATTTTAATAGACCTCAATTTCCAAAAAGAGGAACTTACTCTAAGATTCCGGGTTTATGTAGAAGGCTTAAATTAAAGTCCCATGAAGAATACTTACTTCGTGATTTAGTAAAAGATGACTTAGTTTCAGAATGGGCTAAAACAAAATTAAATAATGCCGAGTGTAGATTATTAGGACTCGGTGAAAAGAAAAGAAAGAAAAAAACTGATAGGGTAATTCCTAAAGGAAGAAGTAGTTTAACAGAGTGGTTATGATGGTTAGTCAATATCAAAGAGAATTTCTAGCCATTTTTGGTGCTAGTTATAGTAGTCAAAAAGAAATACTTAGGTTGTTTAAAAAAACATCGAAGTTTTCTAGCACTACAATTAGTCGTGTGTGGCAAACGGTAGCCTTAAAATTAGATGAAGAAACCTTTAATGAACTTTGTGTGTTAATAGAAACTGGTGATAATTACTATGTTGAATCTTATAAATTTAACAGAGTTTATAAAAGACACGAAGAGGATTCCCTTTGTCTTGAAAAGGCAAGAGAAAGGTTTGAAGCATGGTCAAATAGAATTTTGAAAATATATTCTTCTTTGAAAAGAAAGGATGGAAGAAAAAGAAATCACGCATTCAATCTTTGGTTGAAAGAAAATCAACAATATATAATTGAAAATCATTCGATATTGACTGTCTCTGAAATAGCCGAAACTTTAGGAGTTAAGCCGCCAATGATTAGTCACGCTAGGCGTAAACTTTATGAAAAAGGATTGATATTTCAAAGAGATAGAGTTATTCCAAAGAAAGAAAGGTCTTTATTACAAAAGCAAAAAAGAAGAGAAAGGGATAGAATCAAAAGATTAATGAACCCAAAGGGCCTAAACCCAAAAATATTGAAAGAACAATTAGAATATGAATATCAACAAATAATGAAAATAGTTATACAAAAGGTGAATAAAAATGAAGAGTAAAACAAGACAGGTAATTAAACCACAACATAAAAAGTATATTGATTACGGTTTAAATTTATGGTATTTAATATATGGAAATGAACCCTTTAGGTCTAAAGATATTCTTTGGATGGCTAAAGACAATGCCGAAGATTATTTTAAAATGACTGGGGCGCATCTTACATTTCATATGAGAAATATGCCTACGGCTTATGCAACAGGAAGATATTTGTCTTCTTTGAATTATATTGAAAATGTAAATAAAAGAAATGCAGCATGGAAAATAGATATTAAAAAATATGAACAAGAGGTGAAATAATGTTATGGACAGAAAAGTATAGACCAACAAAATTAAGTCAAATTGTTGGACAAGAGAATTTTAAAATGGATGCAGAAAATTGGGTGCTTCTAAAAGATATGCCTAATTTATTATTATACGGTCCTGCCGGAACAGGAAAAACTGCAACGGCATATGTTTTAGGATATGAGATATTAGGAGAAAATATGCAATCTAATTTCTTTGAAATCAATGCGAGTGATGATAGGAAGTTAGATGTAATTAGAGGAAAAATTAAAGATATTGCACAAAGCGGAACTATTGGTGATGTTCCATTTAAAATCATCTTATTGGATGAGATGGAGAATATGACTAATGACGCTCAGAATGCATTGAAAAGGATAATGGAGCGATATTCAGACCATGTTCGTTTTGTGTTCACATCGAACGATAGGTCTAAGATTGTCTATCCCCTTCAATCAAGATGTGCAAATTATTACTTTGGGACGGTTTCTAACGATTCTATCCTAAATGTATTGAAACTAATCCTTGAAGAGGAAAATAAGCCAATTCCACCCATTGAGAATCTGCAAACCTTTATAGGTGGGTTCGGTGGTGATATTCGTAGGGCAATAGTTGAATTACAAGCCGCAATAAATTCAAATACGACTTTATCGGTTCAAATGACTAAATCCCTAACTGATTATCAACAAATAATTGAATTTGTAATTGATAATAAATTAGATGATGCTTTAGAAAAATTATACGCAGAAATCTATAATGGAAAAACTATGAAAATCATTTGTAATGGCCTTCACGATGTAATTATAAATGGTAAATTTGATGCGAGTGTAAAATATAAAATGCTTCGTATTATAGGCGAAACTGAATGGAGAAGTGAAACTGTAACTCCAAGAGTTTTAGCATCGTGGATGATAGCACAAATGAAGTGAAAGAAATAAAAATAAAGGTGAAAGAAATGAATGAAGAAGAAATAATGGAAAACATAAAGAAAGCAGCCGATGTTATTAATTGGTCTGTTGAACAAACAAAAGAAAGGTTTGATGAGATTTGTAGCCAGAATCAGATTAATGTATCTGAATCTCCACGACTCGCATTAGGGCTTTTCAATCAATGGTTTGTTCAACAAAAGAAGCGTCAGGAAAACCCTGATAACAATAATAACAATAATGCTATGAATGATAATGATAATGGCCCAAAGAAGATATTTGGATTCTTTGTTGCTATGGAAGATGCTAAGAACTTTAGTGACCTTTCTGCAAATAAAGCAGTTGCTCAATATCAACGTGACCCACAAACTACTTATGAAGTAGGAATGGTAGCAATTGCCGTTTCAAACGGTGAAGGTTATCAATTATCTGCAAAACATGATGGTGAAGAAAAGGTAAAAGATGTAGAAAAGTTGCCCGGAATTGCTAGAGAGGTTGATGAAGGAAAATGGGTTATTCCACTTAATACTCAAAAAACAGGTTGGAATGGTTCTGCTAATCCTAATTATGGAAGGCCACTACCTAAAGATAATTGGCAATTAACAGGTCATTTTGTTGGTTCAGTTAGTGGACAACCTAAGCACTATATGTTCCGTATTCGTGGAAATAGCGCACAAACTTTCAAGCCGGAAACTTTCCGACTATTGCATTTCAATGGTATGGTAAATGATGAAAAGGGAATGATTTATGGAATTGATAAAGATTTTCAAACAGTATTGAGTTTAGAGTATAATGATGAATTATCTGCTGAATGTGAATATAAGGTTGATGAATCAACTATTAACATTTCAGATACTTTAGCCTCAACAATGGGTAACTATATGAGTCCTTTACTAGGTTTAGGACAATATCATATTCAATCTATGGATAAGCCGTGGAATGAAAAGATGGTTATTAGTGATGGTGATGTAGTTAATATTCGACCTCAACCTACAAAGAATGGAAATAGGATTATTTATCTTAGTGACTTAAATGCAGATTTTGATTATAATGATGGTGGAACATCTTCAACAACTGTATGGATTCCTCCGTCAATTGATATTGATTTTGGTATTGGAAGTCATGTTCTTGTTGTTGGAAGAACTAGTCAAGGAAAGAATGAAGATGGTTCATTAGGAGATGTATCAATCAATCTTCAAGGATTGTATGTAATTAATCGTCGTGGTGCGGTTGTTGAATACGATAATCCAGATGAAGAAGATTTTGATTGGTTCTAATTAAATTAATCATGAGAGTTTTTAACACAGTTAAAAATGGGATAAGAGTGTTCACCTCCATCGGCAATCTCATTCTCTCGCCTATTTAATGGAGAAATTAATATGTTATATCAAACAGAAAGATATAGCGTTCTTTTAGGAGATATTGAATTTATTACTTGGAAACAAAATGATGAAGATGGAACTTATTGGGCTAAGTTTCATATGCCTTCTGGCAAATACCTTAGAGAACGATTTAAAACTAAAAAAGAAAGAAATGAATTTATAGAATTATGGAATAAATATAGAAAGGTGAATAAAAATGGCTTGGAATACTGAAAAGAAAGATGAAAATGCAAATGAAAAAAGTAAATATGCTTTATTAAAAGAACAGATGTTATCTCAAATATCAAATAGAATATCAAGAGATAGGTCGTATATCAATTGTGCAATTACTGGCGACCCTAAAGTGGGTAAAACTGGAATTGCTTTAGATTGTAGAACAGAAGAAGAAATTAAACAAGGATTAAAAGTAATGGTATTAGATTGGGATAATGGTTCTGAACCTACGTGGGATTCATGCCATAATCGTGACCCTAATATTGTAATCTTTACTCCAAGACAGTTTAATGCTGATGGAACAGAAAATCATGAAGCGTCCTTTGATAATGCTAATTCTTTTATTAGATATTGTAGAGAAGAAATAGAAGAAGGTAATGTTAAGGCCGTTATTCTTGATGGTTTAGATAAAGCCTATGAAGCATCCGGTGATGTTCTTAGAGCGCATTTAGTTAAAAGTAATAAGCGTGAAGGAACTATTATTCATGATACCGATTCTATTCGTGTAAATCCTTTAGATTGGAAAGTAAGAAATAGAATCTATAATAGGTTACTAGATAACTTCATGGATTTAATGTGTGATAGATATATCATTACTCATATGAAACCTATATATGGAGATATTGTTAATCCTGTTCCTATCGGTGAAGTTCCTGATTGGCATAAATCAACACCAGCGAGGTTTATTCAAATGATTCATATTAACAAAACAAAGAAGGGTGGTGTAACTCAATATGTTGCTGAATTACAAGCAAGTAAAACTAATCCTGAATTAGTTGGTAATAAATGGGTTATATTTTCTACTAATGGTAAAAATGAATGGTTTGGTATTCCTGAACTTCAGGAGGGAAATCTTTGAAGTTTTCTTGTGATAACAAGATTCTTTCAAATGCAATCCAAACTAGCACATTAAAAGGTAAATATTATACCAGTAGTGGCTTAAAGAATAAGTTCTTATGTGAATATCTTTACTTAGTTTGTAAAGGTAATACACTAACTATATACAATTCAGATGAAACATTGTGTTTAACCCTTAATATAACTGTTGAGGGAATAGAGGATGGTTCAGCCACTATTGAAGGTAACACTCTAATTACTTATTTAAAGAAGTTTTCAGATAATGTAACGCTTGAATTCAAAGATTACCTTACAATGCGCGGAGCAGGTAAAACTGCTAAAATGGCTTTAGTAGTTAATCATCCTCATATGAATATGATTAATAATTTTAATCAACATGAAGCAGAATTTAATGTATTGACTCCACTTGATTTAATCAAGTCATGGGGAGGAAAAACGTCTTTTTCAACTAGAATAAATGTTGATTCTCAAATTTTGCTTGATGCAGTTGATTCATGTGAAATAGTTGGAACTGGGATTTATAAGTTTGATTATGGAGAAGAATTTACTATATCTTCTGATGAAGATTTCAAAGGATTCAAAACCGTAGTTGAAGAAGTTACAGGAGAAGGAGAAGAATCAACAGTTGAATTTACTGCACCTGTGCATAAATTCTTTAATAATGCTGGAACAGTTGATATATTATTTAGTGATGATTCACTAATACTAATGTTAGCCGTTGATAGAAAGTTAGTAAAAGCACCATTTGTTAGGTTGAGATAGTATGGAATATAAAAATGTAGAATGTGATATTTGTGGAGACAAAGATAGAGTCATGGGAGTTCTTCATTATAATGCCTGTGCAGGTTGTTTATTTACCCTACTAGATAATACTTTTAGATTTAAAAGGTATCTTGATACTAAAAAGGAGTAGTAATAATATGGATATTTGTTATACCAATGATAAGAATATTAATTTAAGATGGCGTGACTCTGAAAATAATCGAGTGGAAACAAAGGTCGAAAATTTTAGACCATATTTCTTTATTCGCGCTATTGAAACAGAAGTAGATGGTTATGAAGTAACCCATACCTTTCAAGGTAGAAAGGCTAAGTTATGGTTTCCATTTGAATATGAAAATGGTAATTGGGTCAATCTTCAAGGTCAATTATTGAAAAAGGTATATGTTCATTCACCTAATGATATGTATAAAGCAAGAGATTGTTTTATGCAAACCTATGAAGCAGATGTATCAATTATAGATAGATACTGTGTTGATGAATTAAAAGACATTCCTGAATTTAAAATGCGTAAAATGTATTGGGATATGGAATGGATGGCTGATGATTTGTATGATGGCGCAATTACTTGTATTGTTGCTTATGATAATTATGATAAGCAATACTATCAATGGATATGGTTTCCTAACCAAGACCCGTATAATGGATTTAAAATGTCTACAAAAGAAGTCGCTCATATGTCTGTCTTTAATTCTGAAAAAGAAATGCTTGATGCGTTTTTAACTTATATTGAAGATAAAGACCCCGATATGTTATTAGCATGGTTTGGTCTAAAGTATGATTTACCTAAGTTAATTCATAGATGTATCGCTAATGATTTAGACCCTAGAAGATTATCACCATATAATGAAGTTAAAGGTGTAATTTGGAATGATGGTGTAAAAGCAACTAAAGCGGTTGATGACTATTATGCTATTTCACAACCTATTCGTGGACGATTAACTCTTAATCTAGATTTAGCATTTGAAAGACAATGGAGCGATGCTCAAAAAGGAACATTACCTTCAATGGCTTTAGATGATATAGCAGAAATGGCTTTAGGCAAAAAGAAATTAGTTAGTGAAAAATTTCCTGATAAGAATGAATTTTTCCGTCGAGGTTGGTTAGAAGATACAGAAACTTATCTTGAGTATGCTAAAATAGATGTGGAGTTATTAGTAGAACTTGATGAAACTAATTTTTGTAGTGATGCAATTATTTACCTTCAAAGGATTCTAAAAGCCCCATTTAAATCATGTATGTATGTAAGTATGATGGGTGCAGTATATTTTATGAGAAATGCAACTTGGAAGGCTCCAACAGGAGATAAGTCAGTTCAAAAGATTAATTATGATGGTGCTATGATTTATGACCCGACAACTGAAAAAACACATGGTTTACATTTAAATGTCGCTGCTTTAGATTTTGCAGGGCTATATCCATCAATGATGATTGCTAGAAATATTTCATGGGAAACTAAATCAAAAGAACCAACTGAATTTGCGGTCAATATTGCTACACCTAGAGATTTTTCGCCAACAAAATCAAAAGTTATGAGATACTATAAAACAGATAAATTAGGTCTTTTACCTAAAAGTGTTTTAGAATTAAAGGAACTACGAAATGAATATAAGCGTCGAATGTATCTTGCGAGAGAACAGGGCAACACTATGGAATACAATAAGTGGTTTGTAAATCAAATGGCAGTAAAACGCCTTTCTGCTTCTTTTTATGGTGTAATTGGTAAACAAGGTTTTGGTTGGGGAGATATTGATTTAGCAGCATCAATTACTGCTTCTGCTAGAGAAGCAATTAGAAGTGCCGCATTAGAAGTAAAAAGGATGGTGATTATGAAATGAAAGTAGTTTATGGACATACAGATTCAATTTATGTAACTGTTCCTTCTGTTAATGAAGCAAAGGAGTTATGTGAACATTTAAATGCTCATGTTCAATCTCTTTTTCCTAATTTATTAGGTTTTGATGAACACCCTGTTCAGTTAGAATTTGAGAAGTATTATCAATCTTTAGGAGTTGGAGTTAAGAAGAATAGAAATGCTGGTCTTGTTTCATGGGAAGATGGAGTTTATCTAGACAAACCTAAATTTACTATGACTGGTTTTATGGCTAAAAGAGTTTCTGAAACTAAATTAGCAAAAGAACACCAAACTAAAGTATTGAAAATGTGGGCTTCTGAAAATACTAAAGGTGAAATAAATGACTTTTGTAGAAAGAGATATAATGAAATTAAGGATGGTGATATATCTTTGAAAGAATTAGTTGATTGGAAGAGAGTTAGAGAAAATAGATTATCAGTTAAATGTCCAGATTGTAAAAGTCAATATTCAATACAAAATATCATAGATATGCCTAATTGTGAATGTGGGACTAGTAAAACTTTCTTTACAACTTTAGATAAGAAAAGTCCTTCTGTTGGTTCACATATTTCAGGGGCATTATGGTATTATAGTAACTTTAATGAAATGCCTGATTCAGTTCATTTTATTAAAATTAAACCGGGTAATTTATCATGGATTCATCCGATAACTGGATTATCTAAAAAATTAGAATGGTTGGCCGCACCAACATATGATAAATTGATGGAATTGATTGATAGATTTAAAGTAAGTATAAATTACTTGCATTATGCAGATGTGATTGTAAAGAAATCACAACCTGTATTTGACGCTATGGAATGGGAAATTAATCCTGTTAAGTTAGATATTAGACAAAAGACGTTGGATGAGTGGTTTTAATGTTTGGAAGAAAAGATGATAAGTTAGCAACTAGAGTTAGTGAACTAGAAGAAAAATTGAAAAGTATTGAAACTAAATATAATGTTAGGATTGATGAGTTAGAAAAAACTATTCTTGAATTATCTATCAAACAAAGAAGAGATGATGGTTTTTTTAAGATGTTATTAGAAACAATAAAGGAGTGGAGAACAGATGAGTAAAGAAGGAATAGAGGCGTTAATTGATTGGATTAATGTTGACTATGAATCAGATGAAAGAAAAAGAACTATACAAAAAGCAATAGCCGACTTAGTGCTTAATTATGAAATGTTAGAAGAAAAGTATGATATATCTTGGGACTTATTTCGTAAGATTATTGCGATAGTTATGTTTTCAGAAGAATCTTTAAGATTTATGAAAAAGAACAATACAAACCGTATTTTTTATAATAGAGGAGAGGAAGAGAATGAGTGAAGAATTTACATACGATTGGAACCCTGAAAATTATACAGAAGACGAAACAAATTGGGATATACACCCAATTTTAAAGATGACTAAATCATCTGTAATGTCTTATGATTGGTGTCCTAAAAAGTATTTTTACTCATATCCTTTGAGATTACCTCAAGATACAACAGATGCTATGACTAAAGGAACAGTGATACATAATGCTTATGAAAACTTCTTTGATATATATGATGTAGAAAAGGCTTCTACTTTAACTAAATCAGATTTAATTACATACAACATGGGATTATTTCCTGTTGATGAATGGGGTGGTGAACAATATTGGACTTCTGCTAACTTTGAAGCAAAGAGGTTTCTTGATTTAAAACAAGAAGATAAGTTAGAAAACTTCTTACCTGTTGGTAATGAAGTTAGATTAGATGCTAAATTTATGATAGCAAGAAATCAAAACCCTAAGTTTCCATTAACAAGAGATTATATTGTTCATCTTCAAGGTATTATTGATAGATTGTTTGTTGAAGATGGTGGTCTATTACCTATGGAATTAAAAACAGGGACTTGGAAAGATTATAAAACAACAGGTATGAGAAAGGAATCTGCTTTCTATAAATTATTGATTGAACACTGTAATGACCAATTATTGATTGATGCAGGAATTGACCCTGAAATGAAAGTAACTAATTGGGGATGGTGGTATCCTGAATCAAATTATATTTATGTAGAACCTGTAAAACAAAGTTCAACAAGTGCATTACTTAAATTGATGGCTAAAGTTATTTGGTCTTATGAACAAAGTAATTTTGCTGGAAAATATTTCTATAAGACCTGCGCTCATTGTTCTTATTTTGGAATTTGTGATGATGCTCAAAACCAATCTTTTTGGTGATTAAATGAAATGTGATAAATGTATTGATGGAGTAATAATGAAAAGATTAAGACATTCTGGAGATTATATTGCCGAACCTTGTGAATGTTTAATTAAATATGAAGAGAAGAGAGCAAGAGATGAACAGAAATGGTTTAAGATGTTAAAGAGGGATAAAAATGAAAAGGAAGATTGATGAAATAATATTAGGACGAGAATGGAATTTCTCTGATATTTCTAACATGAAAGAAACAATAACTTCTATATTTCAAGAGTTATATAATAATATGACGGCAACGGAAAAATTAGATATTATTTGGGACACTGATGTTGAATTTACAGGGAATTTTGGAGAAGGTTTCTATAAGTTATTAGAAATTAGTTTAACTGCTGAAATTGCAGGTAGGATAAATGAACTACTTAAAGAAGCAACAGTTTCTTTCAATAAAGAAAATGATTCAGTTTCATTAAATAAAGTAGTTAAAGTTAATGAAACACCGAAAGAAAAGAAAGAAGTATCTATCAAAGAAACTGATGAAGGTGTAGAAACAAGAGCCGGTTCAGTTAAGGTGAAAAGAGTATGAAATTTCCTAGAGTAGTATGGGCAGGTTCAATTAAAAATATGGGATTTGGAACACCTAGAATGGTTGTAACTAATAAAGAACAATATTCAAATTTTATCAAATCTTATAATAATAAAATGAATGTTTATACATCTGTATATGATTATGAATTATTTCGTAATAGTAAACAGGTAGATGCTTCTGTTATTGTTGATAGAGCCTTTCTTGATTTTGATTCTCATGATAAACCAATAAGTAAATCTTGGGAAGATGTAAAAATTGTTGTAAATAAACTTTTAGAGTTAGATTATAAGTTTACATTTTTCTTTAGTGGAAATGGTTTTCATGTTTTTGTTTTTGGTGTAATAACAAATGGTAATTCTAATATAAGACCTGTTCAAGAATTTTGGAGAACTGTTCAATCATGGACAAAGAATGGAACATTAGACGGTAGAGTAATTCAAACTTCTAGATTAAGAAGAATACCGAATACTGTAAATATGAATTCATCAGAATGTTATTATTGTATTCCATTATTAGTAGAGGATTTAAATAAATCAATCGTTGAGATATTACAAATGGCTAAGAGTCCTAGAAAAATTCCTAGAACAGAATATGGTAATAAATTAGTATCTTGGCCTGATGTAAAGCCAATCCAATTAGAAATGGCTAAAATTGATATTCCTGAAAGAAAAGGTTCACTACCTTTATTACCATGTTTATATTCTGCAACAATGGTTGAAAACCCTTCCCATGAAGCAAGAGTATATCTAGTTCAATGGTATAGGGATATTCTATCTTTAGGAAATAGGAATCTTGATATTGAAAGTCAAGAGCAGATTACTGAAACAATTTTTAAAGAAATTGAATCTATTGCTAAAAAGGATGATATTTGGATTGATTGGAACCCAAATGTTACTCGTAAAGCAATTGAATATATTGTTAAAGGAGGATATAGCGCACCTCAATGTGATTCTTCTTTAATACCTAAAGGGTATTGTATTGGTCGTTGTTGGAGATACCCTGATACAGATGATACACAAACAACGCAACATTTATAGGAATGAGATATATGGATAAGAATAAGTTAAGTGCAAGACAAACTAGATTGAATGAATACGGAATCATTTTAACTATTGCCGATACTATGAGACAAACTAAGGTTGATGAGTGGTTATTATGTTAGTTATAGATAGCAGAGAAAATTCTGTTCTATCTAGATTAGTAGAAATGTATGCCAAAGAATTAGCAATAAAAACAAATAAGGAGTGGATTGAAGTTGGGGATTATGTTGTGGGTAATGTATGTTTTGAGGCGAAAAATACTCAAGATTTTCTTCAATCGGTTTTAAATAAACGATTGTGGAATCAAATTGATAATATGGATAGAGCGTATGATGTTAATGTTATAATGATATATGGTAATATTGAAGAGGCTATTCGTCAAGTAGCAAATAAATATGCTAAAGATTTACCGCGTGAATCAAGACAAACTATATTACATAATAAGTTCTATGGAGCGTTAGGTCGTATTATTTTAGATACAGATGCTAAACCAATATTTGCTCCATCAGAAGCAATAGCCGCTAAAATGATTACAACAGTTGCTAAAATGCAACCTGTTGATAGACCTGTAATTTCACCTTCTTTAATTAAAAGAATAACTACTGATGATATTAGAGTAGATATGTTGTCCTCAATTAAAGGAGTTAGTGAAAATAAAGCAAAGAAATTATTAGAAACCTTTGGTTCTATTATGGAATTAGGGGAATGTAAATCTTCTGAAATAGCCTTCTTAGAAGGATTTGGTGAAGTAGTAGGACAACGTATAATTGATATATTAAATAGTGAAGAAAAGGTGAGAGTATAATGCCAGAATTTATAGATAAAGATGAATTAGATGACGATGACTTCAACTTTGAAGAGCATGATATGACCTTTGAACCAAGAGAAAATTTAGAAGAATATCCTTATGTATTAACTGAATGGATTAATTCTGCTTCTCAAGTTTCAACAATGAATGAAGTTCCCTGTGCTATGGCATTTATGTGTTTATTGGGACAATTGATGTCTGATACTGTTGCAGTAAAATTAAGAAGAAATACAGAAGATGTTAGAATACATTTTGTTTGGATTCAAACAACAGGTTCAGGCAAATCTACATTATTTAATTTCTTAGGGCCAGTTACTTCTGCAATTTATGAAAAAGTAAATGCTTTAATTGGTGAAGAAAGATATAATGTTGTAGATGTAAAAGATTTCACTACACCTGCATTAATTGGTAGTGTGTATGAAGCAGGTAAAGATGAAGAAGGAGTTTCAATATATGAAGAAAATCATGGATTACTTCGTGGTTCTGGTCTTGTTGCTTTTGATGAATTTGAGAATGTTGGTATATTTAAGGCACATAATCACAAAGAAGGTTTAATTGGTCATCTAAATACTATGTTAAATACATTGTGGGGAGAAAATTGGAGAATTACTAAAAAATTAACTAATGGTCCCATTTTAGTTTGTGAGGCTAAAAGGTCTATTTATGCGACTACTTATCCTCCAAAGAATCTTCAAGAAGTAATTACAGATACAGGGCTACTACAAAGAATGGTTATGTATGTTAGAGAAACTACTGATTATGAGAAAGACCAAATGATGATGCAATTGATTGAAGCAGTTGGTATTGATGATGATATTGACCAACCTATCGAAAAGTTTGCTAATGCTCTATTTAAGATATACACTACTGCTATGGAACATAAACTTGAAATTAAGGCTGAAAATCCTGATTGGGATAAAAAGCAGATTGCTAGAAATTTTGTAGTATGGCGACCCGAAGTTCAAGATTATATGAAACTTGAGTATTATCGAATGCAACAATATTTGCGTAATGTTCGTGATGAGGTTAAGGAGACAACAGATAAGTTTAGTGCGCGTATGTTTATTAATATGAATAAAATGGCGATACTAATGTCTATTATGGAAGCACCCAGTATAAAGGATAAAAGTAAAAGATATGTCGTTAGTGTTAAAAACGTGCGTCAAGCATCAAGATTAATGAGACAGAGTTATATAGCGTTGGTAGCGTGGCTAGATGTAGCACTACGGGAGAGGCGCGAATCAGTTGTGCAAAATGCTGGAATTAACCATTGGAAAACAGCAATTGATAATGTTCAAAAAACAGAAGATGGTTTTGCTTTAAAAGCGGATTTAATGCACGAATTTATGTCTGTAACAAGAACTTCCCGACCAACCGCATTTAGAAAATTCAAATCTATTAAAGATTATTTTATAGAAGAAAAAAGAGGAAAGCCAGTTTATGTTAAATGGAAAGGTGATGAACAATGAAGTATGAAACAACGTATTTAGTATTTGCAGTAAGTAATGGACCGAAATCAATTGTAGAAAGTTTAAATTCTCATGGTAATGATGGATGGGAATTAAAGTCAATGATTAATGTTGCAGGAGAAAATCTTGTTGCATTCTTACAAAGGCAAACTCATGTTGAAAAGCCTAAAGATAAACAACAAGAAAAATTGAAACAATTATGGTCATCGGATGGCGAAGATAATGAGTGAAGTATTAGCAATAGATTTAGAAACAAAAAATCTCTCTAATGAGATTGGTGGATGGGGTAATACCCATATGTTTCTAGTATCAACAGTTTGCACTTATGATGGAAATATTTCTAAAGCATATGTTGAAGAAGAATTGATTTCAAAAATAGATTCTAATGAATATGAAATATTGCCTATTCGTCAATTGAAATATGATTTAGATAATCATTTAGAAAAGGGGGGAAAATTATTAGGACACAATATTGGTGCTTTTGATTTACCTGTATTAAGAGATTCATTAGATATATTTTGTATAAAAAAATATCTAGATAATAAACAATATATAGATACGAGTAGATATTTAGTCAAAGAACATGGTGAAAGATTTTCTTTAGAAAATTTAGTCAATCATAATTTTGGAGAAACTAAGCAGTTAGAAAGTATCATGGCTCCTTCTATGTGGAAATCAGGAGAATATACAACAGTAGTAGATTACTGTGTTGATGACTGTAAGTTAGTGTATAAACTGTGGAAACACGGTAAAGAAAATTCAATCAAAGCCTTTAGTATAGAAAAGGAAGAGATTGTAAAAATGAATGTGGAGTGGTAAAAAATGGATACATGGGAAGTAATAACTTGGATAATGTTTGTGATAGTTATTTCACTATTATTCTTCGCCGCCTTTGGTGGGTCGAATTTAAGTGAAGAATCTATTGAAGAATATATGGAATCACTAATGCGAACAGAAAATAAAAGAAAGTGATAATATGGCTCTTAGAGAACAATGTATGTTTTGTGGGGAACATACTATACCTAAAAGGTTATTAGCCTTTTATGTAGGTTCTAGTGAAAGTGTAAGAGTTTGGGAATGTAGGGAATGTAATGCCCTATGGAGTGAAAAAATGCGGGGGCAGGAAGTTTTGGTCTAATTTAGGCCAATTCTTCTTGTCTCCCTTTTTTTATTTTTTTATTCATTTTCAAAAAAAAATTTCTCACGCTTATTTTGGCCTTGATTTTCAATGGATTCGACCCCGTTGAAACACCCCTAAAATGCCCCCTAAGAAGCCTCTCAGGAGCCTCTTTTCAATCGGGGAGCGACCTACCCGTTGCGACCTATCAAAGTGCTTACACGCGCTCTCTAATAGGGCCAATAATTTAACCCATTATCAGAGTATATAAATCAGCAATTACGCTACTATTTTCATCGGTTATATTTGAAAACAATTATTATTAATGCGGTTATTAGAAGTATTGAATTAACAATAACATATACAATCTTAGTTTTAGTTTTCATGTTATCATACTGTTTGATTAACAACAAACCATCCACTTTGAGTTGCTCCTAATCCATTACTGTCTGTTAAATTATTTTTATCCCAACCTGAATAGCACATTAAAGTAACACAACCTGCACCGGGCAAAGTTAAAACATTAGCACTTCCAATCATACCATTATTTGTGCTTCCAAAATCTATTTCATCTCCTGATTGTGGGCTAATAATAGCATCTACATTAGTTGGATTTTTTAATGTAATTAATTGACCATTAGAAACACCTGAACTTGCAGGTAAAGCAAAGAAATTATTTGCGCTATTTCTAACATCTAATATAACAACTCTAGCAAAAGATATATTTCCCTTACTACTAGTGGGTCCAGAAACATAAACTGCACCTCCAAAATTATATCCAAAACCCGGAGTTATTATTCTACCATTTACGGGTGATGTGACGTTATTAGCGTCTAAAGACAACATTTCGGCTGCTGCGCTTCCAGCCGCCATAGCCTTAAAAACTATTTTAAAATCTTCACTACCAGAAGAAACATCAGTTGTTACTACTTCCATTGTAGCACCAATTTCATTATTTCCTGCTGATGTTTCTACTTCAAATTGTATTCCAACTCCTAAACCATTAGCAGGAGTTCCTGATGTTTCCTCTGAAATTTTTAATGGGAATACAACGGCATTTGTTGTTGAATCGCTATTTGTAATTTCTAAAGTTCCCATTTTAGCATCATCAGCACTAAAATGTTCTGTATGCATTCCACCTTGTAATAAACCTAAAGTGTTTAAATCTACTTCTGATGCAGCAGTAGCAACAAAATCTGACCAAGCGTTATTATAGCCTAAATCTCCGGGGTCTGAACCATCTGCTACTGTATCAACTAAAACCCATCCATCATCCGCAAAATTATTTTTAACGTATAAAACAATATTATTTGTTGAATCTGCTATATATATCTGTAAAGCACAACCGTCATAAGTAGAATTATCTTTTAATCTTAATTTAGTAACAACGGCAGTAGAGAATAATGCGCTATGTGTAACTGTTATGTTATTAGAAGCATCTGTTCCAAACATATGAGAAGCATTAAATTCAATTGTTTGATGTCTTGATGATGTTTCATCTTTTAATAAGAATGTTGCGTGACCTCTTTGATTTGAGCCTCCTGTTCCTCCACCAGAACCACCACTTCTACCTTTAATTTTAGCAATTGTATGCCAACCAGCACTTCTATTAGAAGTCATATTTTGAATGGCTTGATATGCAATACCATCATATTGTATTAAACCTGCTTCTGTTATTTGAGCAACAATATTATTTCCACCATCTCTAAATTTAAATCCATGAGTTCCATCATTATCGGCATCTACTCTAAAATGCATATCACCATCTGATTTAATTGTTAATGCAGCATCAGTAGGCCCAATAATATCTCCACCACTAACTGTTAAATCTCCAGCAATAGTTACATTATCACTAGTGTCCATAGTAATAGTGCTTCCACCATCAGAAGCCTGAATTACATTTCCACCGACTTTAATATTACCAGCAGTAGCAACTAAACCATCGCCACCAACAGTTAATTTAGCAGCATCAGAATTATTTCTAACTTCAAAGGCAGTATTAGCATCATCACTACCTAATCTTGCTACAATTTTTTTATCTGCATCTGTATTATCAATAATAAAATTTCCACCAGCAGTAGGAACTTCTACGGTAGTTCCACCAGAAGCAGCAGTTATTTTACTCATTTCTGTATATCCAGAATCATTATAACCTATACTTAAACTATTTTCAGTTTTATTTACAGTAAGATATTGAAGACCAACATTTGCAGTTCCAGTATGAGTAACAACTGCAATAATAGTATCTCCTGCCGTATATTCTGGAACTTTATTTACCGCAGTAGGATTTCTAATTCTAAGAACATTTGAACTATCTGCTACTAATAAATGATAACCATTAGTATAAGTAGAACTTAAAGACATATTATTTACTGCACTAATTGAAACTTTATTACCATCTCTAAAAATAACACCTGCTCCTACGTCAATTTGTGTTGCACTATCAATTGTAATATCAAATCCACTTATTGCATAGTTTTGACCTAAACCATCAGAAAGTGCTTTAATAATTCCTGTATGTGGAAAATCAACACCATCTTCTATTTGAGCAGTTGGTGAAGTTGCGCTTTTACTGTATTGATTGGGGTTACTTACCATATTATTCGACCTCCGCTACTAAAGTAATATTAACTGTATCTGATGCAGTAAAAGGCCCTAACGCATCAAAGTTGAATCTAGCAATCATAACTGTATCTGTTGTAACTGCCGTAGAAATAGTATCTGATACTGATAAAGCCATATTTGTTTTTAGGGTATTAAAATGAACCTCACTTGAAGGTAATGTAGCAAATATACCAAATTCTCTAATTGTTTCGCCAGTTAATGAATTAAAGGTTGCATTAAAATCAACTACATTTTCATCCGATAATACTGTTGAAAACGACGAAGAAGATGAAACTACTGAATCTAAATCATTACTTGATGGATTGGTGCTATCACCACCATTACCCACTTTTGCGGTTGTTGTAAATGTTTTTAAAAACATAGCCATTCTTCGTTTTGTTTCTTCGGTTATCATAAGTTTATCTCCTTTAATGTAGTAGTAGAAGAACTAGTTCCTCCGGTGAATCCTAATGTGGCGGTCCCTATATTTAATGTTTGACCAAAGCCTAATGTGAATGAACCCGAAGAACTAGTTTTAGTTATTATTAATTTGATTGGCTTTACTTTATATTGTTCAAGATTAATAGCCGTTTCTTCGTTTTCTTTAAAAGATTGTCCACGAATAAATGCCTTTGACTTTTTATTATCAATTAACATTTCTGCAAGTTTTGCTTGTAAACCTGCATTATACGCGCCTAATTCCAAAGTCATAGGACCGACTGTATGTTTAATCCCTAAAACTAAATATTCTCCTCTAGGTATTCCATTATATTTAGATGAGAAATCTACAACATCACCGACTCTTAAATATTTTAATTTATCAGTTCCTAAAGTAACAGTTATTCTTTTACTGTTTTCAGTATGTTGCTTAAGTAATCTCCTTGCTTCTGTATCTACTTCTTCTTGAGTGGTAAAAGATTCATCTGTAATTTCTAAAGTTTTAGTCCCAAATTTCTTAATTCCTTTTATATCACGAACTCTAGATTTAACTCCCCTTCCGTAGACATTAATATCATTATAGTAATCAAACAATGAGTTTTCTCTACTTACACTAGTAATCTTATAATCTACATTTTCATCTGTTATGAAAGCCTTTGTAAAGTTAGAACTATCTAATATTTTAGTTAGTGAAATGTTATTACCATTAAAATCTAATCTTTTATTTTTTAATCTTGCTAAGAAATTAATTGCTGAATAAGCATCTGCTCCTTGAAAGTTCGGACCAATAAAATATTCAAATTCTTGAGTTGTATTATCAAATTGTATATTATTTCTTTCTAAAATATCATTGATAATATCTTCTGCTTCTAGAGTAATACTAACTGAACACCCGATTTTTGCTTTAGATGATTTTCTTAAGGAAACGGGTCTAGGTGATGTAATTGTAAAAGGAGTTGAAAAAGAAACTATTCCGACTTGTCTGTTAAATTTAGAACCAAAAGTTAATTTGGGAACCGTATAAGTCAATGAACTTGGAAAGGCACTATTACTAGAGTTTTTAGATGCAGTAAATAAATCTATTCTTAAATTTTGTTTATATTTTTCATTACCATCAGTTGTATAAAAAGTATAATTACCCTCACTTAATCCTGTTCCAAAGAAATTTTCAGGACTTCTAACAACATAATCATTTCCATCTCCTAATCTATCAGAATCCACAACGACATACATTGATAATACTCCTTCCTGATAACCAGAAACTACACTCCTTTCTGCGTTTAATGCTTCTGCTTCTGTTGAAGTTGTATTACCAATAACAGAGTTTTGAAAACTATTTGAACTAGGAATATCTTTATACATATTATTACTTCTAGGTTCTTTAGTATATTCAGATTTAAGTGTATAAAATTCTAATTCATTTGGTGTATTTTCATGAAAACAAACTTCAGATGGTTTCAAAATTCTAAAATATCTATTAAATGGCGTTGCTGAATCAGTTATATTTCCATCCACAACTATTTTATGGGTTATACCGTTTGCATCCCCTATAACTGTATGTGAAACAACATAATATATATTATTTGGTTGTAAAGAATAAGAAGAAACTTCATTCATATCATAACCAGTATATACATTTGCTGATGCTTCATTTAAATCAGTGATATATCCATCCATTGATGCTAAATAGTAACCTGTTAAATTTGGTGCAAAATCTAACCAATAATTATTAGGATGATAATTACCTGTTCCATCAGGAGTTATATGACTACTAACATAATTATTAATGTGAATTTCAGTATGTGTTCTAGTTCCTTTTGTTACAGTATTCATAGCAGGGTATGTTCCACTCATATCACTTTGTGCTTTTAATGCAAGTATAGGTTTAAAGAAATATTCACAACCTGCTCCTAAATAATCACCACTTTGGATATTAATATCTTTAGCAAACGTATCTTCTAATGGTAAAAATATAGAAGTATATCTTTTACCACTAGTTTCTGCATCTACTTTAAGTTGAATCGCTCCATTTGCTACTGGGAGAGTCATACCGTTTATACTTGGTATATTTATTCTTTGAGTATCATTTGAAGAACCATCAGGAGCAGCATCTAAAGAATATTTATCAAATAAAACTACTCTTGAAGGATAATAAATATTAGTTTTTAATAAATTTTGTCTATTACCAATAATGCTAGAAGAGTTATTTCCTTGTGATTCTGTCTGAAACGCTTCTATAACTCTAGATGGATGAATAAAATCTTCTGCATCATGTGTTGTTCCACTTGATGTTCTAACAGTAAAGGTTGCTTCATCTTCACTTGTAGAACTATCGTAAATATCTGTATTAGTTATTTTAAAAGTATTTCCATTAGAAGCCGAACCAAGAGTTGTTATTTCTATAGTTACTGGTCTTTTATAATGACTTGATACAGTAACTTTAACTCTTAAATCTGTTACACCTGAACCATCAGTTGCTACTGGTGTTATATTAGTATATTCACCCGGAGTTCTTTCACCCGGATTTAGTAAACCACCAGTAACTTTTTGATGATTTCCATACTCAACAAAAGAAAAGCCATCATTTTGGAAAACAAGAGCATTAAAATTTTCATAAGAACCAGTTGTTTTTTGTTCTAAATAAAATGGTATTTGAAGTGCTTGTTCACTGTCTTGTTGTGATTTATAATTCACATTATCATGCTTAAATGTAGCAGTTTCAGTGCTAAATATACCTCCTTTATACATTTGAAATCCTTCATTTTGTTTAGGAGTAGAACGACTACCTTTAATGTTATGCAAAGTATCTTCCTTTCCTTGTCCCTTAACGATTGTATTAATTGTTTCATTACCAGTTAAATAAGTAGGTATTCTACGATGTAGTTTAGTTACATTAGAACCATCTGGAAAATTACCATCTGTATCAGAATTTAAGCCATTAGGGTTATCTTGACCTGCTCCAATATTAAATACTAAATCACCTGATGATATTGAACTAATTTTTCCTAACATATTTCCATCAGGATAAAAAGCATATTCTCCTGCTGAAAAAGTATTGGCAGAACATTGAACCTTTAATGTATCAGGACTTCCAGAAGCATAAACCATTGTTCCATTAACAGTTGCTTCAGTTCCAGCAGTTGTATAATCAATACTTGAATGAGCAGAATAAACGAAATTAGGTATTGTAGTATTTTTTTCTATAATATTTTCAGGGTCTACAATATTAAAATGCCAATCAAAACAAACTTCGGTAAGCCTCATTACACCAAATCTAGTTAATTCTGAAGGACTATGTGAGGATTCAGAAATAGTTAATGTTTCATAATTTTCATCAGTAGTATTACTACGATTTAATTTACCTACAATATCTTGATATTCAATAGAACTATCTTCTAAAGTTGGTTCACCATATATCATAATATTATAATCAGTAAAAGCCTTACTACCGTTTAAAATATTTGTTTCTCTAGTTTTAGAATCTGGATAAATGTCCGAAGGAGAGAAAATAAAATATTTTTCTGCACTTTTATTTATATGTTCTAAATATTCTTTTGCTCTACGGATAGCATTTAATCTTCCTTGATTTTCTTCGCTAAATTGTGATTCTCTTCCTAAACTTCCTCTTGCCCAATCTACATCACTGTCTAAATGTGATTTAGGCAAACATAGAATTTTTGATTGTTTAGTAGAGCCAGAATCAAATAATGCAAAATTATGTGGTAAATAAGCAGAACGAGTATTTGTTGATTTATAGTTATTTGCATCTAAAAAGTTACTACCTACAACTGGTTTATTTTCTGTTAATTCATGAGGTGTTTGAATATCAATACTAGTTTTTGGGGTAGTATATAGAGAATGTGTCGCTACAAAACCACTTCCGGGATAAAAATTGTATGAAGATGCAGTTGTTTTTAATTCACTACTAGTTCCCATAATTGGTTGCGTATTCGACATATTAACTACAACATTATTTTTACCAAGCAATCCAGAATCAGATGAGTGTAAATCTAAATATCTATATAAGTTTCGTCCATGAAATGTTTCCGATGTTATATCATGAAAACCAATTGGTCTATTTCCTCTTGAATATTGAGGATTTACTAATTGAACCACACCACCAGAATCTATATTATTTTTATTTAAGAAATAAAGTTGTTTGTTAGAATAATTAGAAATGATATATATTTTTTCATTAGCAGTAGAAGTATATTCCCTATCTAAAGAAATTTGATAATTAAATGAACTGCCATTAGAAGTATGTTTTCTTTTCCATAAAACCTTTCCAATAACAGTTCCATCTGATTTATAAATATATCCAGATTGTAATGTAGAATGAGTAAATGGTATATTAGCCCAAGTTACACCCGAAACAGTAAAATTAGATGCAGTAACTCCTGAAGAAAATGTCCAACCGGAATCTGTTAAAGTTTCTAAAGTAGAATTTTCCTCATTAATATTTACTCTTGCTAAAATTGCTGGATTTATTGGAGCCAATTCAATTGTGCTTTTATTGTCTTTTTGTTCGATATCAATTATATCATAACTCATTATAGAGTTCACAATTTTAGATTCATCTCTTTCTTTATAAAAAGAAGAGTGGTTTAATCCTGCTAGTCCACAGTAAAAATTATTATCTTTACTAATGTTATCTGGATAATAAATATTGAAACCTCTAGCATCTTTATTTGTATTTAAAGAAGAGCCAACCAAATCTGAATTAGTGTTTAAATCTTCTCCAGAAGTAAAAATTAAACCTTTATTTGCACTACTGTCTAATGATGTTGCGGAATTAGTTTTGGTATAGTTAGAATGTAGTGCTTTAGAAAAAGATAATAATGGATATGAAGTAAGATGTAAAACTTCACTTGAAGCGAGAGAAGTCATAGCACCATCTTTTAATGTGATTTCTTTTGAACCTGTATCATATGATTGAACTTCACCAACAAAATGTTTATCAGAATTAAAAATTAATTGCCCGTTATAAATTGCTTGATTACCTAAAGTATCACTATGATGATTAACTGTAATAGTAGTAGCATTAATCGCTACTGCTCCAGTTGATTGTATTGCAGTTAGTGAAGCATTAACAACTGAATTAGAAAATGCTAACGGACCATAAGTAGAATATACCATATCTTCTGAATGAGTATAATTTCTATTGATTACTGGGCCAAGTAATTCTCTAACTTTATTTCTTCCTATTACTTTAAATATAGGAATACCTTGTTGTGATTCTTCTATTATTGTTTCAACAATACCTTCAAATATTTTTTTATCAATTATATAACTTCCAGAATGAAAATCTAAAATATGGTTCCCAGTAATCTGAGAATTAAATCTACTAGTGGTATATGTAGTAGTTACAAAATTGTTGTCTGCATCGAATGACGCTAAAGGCAATCTAGTTCCTGCTAAAATACCGTTACTCAAAAAGATTTCTAAATCAGTAATTCTAGCATCTAAATCAAAATCAACTATTAAATTTTTAGTAACAGTAGACCATCTTGGCCTATATGCTTTTTCGCTTGAATAAGTTGCTTGTAGTCCTCCACTACTTTTAGAGCCACCAACAGAGGTTCTATAATGACTAATTGTTAATGCTTGTGTATTACTACTTACTGCACCAATAGCACTAATACAATAATAGTGACTACCTACTTTAATATCTTCATAATCAGAACCACTTTTAAGTAAATTAGTTAAATCTTGTCCAGATTCTAATGTTGCAGTTAAAGTAGAAGAACCTGATGAACCAGTAAAAGTCCCAATTAGTTGAGCATCAAATGATTTACTCATTATATTATTAGCCAAATTTCTTCTAACTGTTAATGGGTCATTTTCTTTAATTTTCATAGAGTTTATTCTTTGAGTATCAGAAAAAGTAATTTCACAATAATCACCACTAACTGAAATATTTTTATTTATTTCAATATCCATTACATTTCCGTTTAAAGAACATTGTTCAGGTGAAGAGGTGTAATGTAAATATCTTCCGGGGCCTGTATATGAATTTCCTGTATTATCAGACAATCTTCTTTGTATATTAGCAATAGCCGTGTCCCAATCTACATAATCATTAGTTGCAGATTCATCTGTATCTCTAAGATTATCTACTAGTTTTATGTTATATGAAAATAAACTATTATCAATAATTCTTTCACCAAAATCTTGAACAGTAGAAAATACTGTTTTAATATGTGAAACAGAGGAACCATCCGACCTAGATGAGTATAAAGTATATTTTGTGTTATGGTCTAACTCACTTGAGTTATTTACTCTATCTTCATAAAAGAAAAAATTAGGTCTTGATAAGTATGTATGATTAGCGTGTTTATTACCACTACCACCCATTCTTAATCCGTATGCTACCGCTACAACATCAGTATTTACTAAATCACCTGAACCATCTCTAAATTGTGGTCCCTTAAAAATAGTGAATTTAGTTCCTTTAGGTATTTCCTTTCCATAACTAGGAGTAAATTCAAATGAAGTTCTATTACCATCATCATCTTTAATGTATTCAGTAATTTTAGCAAAATGGTGTTTATTTTCGTCATCTGCAAAGAGTAAAACAAAATGGTCATAACTATTATTTGTAATAGCAGAAGTATGATTGTTTGACGGTGTTTGTAAAGTAGATGTTGTGGGGTCAGTAGTTATTCTATAACCGGGAGTATTAGCAAAATTTTCAGCATATGTTGTAACATCAGCCGCAGTAGGAAAAATTCTATTTAATTGAACAGGATTACCATTTGTATGACTTACTCCATTTGTAGCAACAGTATCTCCTGTTGATTTATTTTTAACTACTTCATAACAAACAATACCTGTTGCGGTAATTGGGCCTACATCATCAGGATTACTTACATTTGCGGGCCATTCTCCACCTGTTGAAGCATCATCAGGATTATAAAATCTAATTAATGGGTTTGTTGGAACTTCTACTCCTGAATTACTAGGGGGTTCATCACTAATTAAACCACCTCGTTGCATAACAACTAAATCAGAATAAATATTAGTCATTCAGCAACCTCCTCAAATCTAAGATAAAGTAGTGTATTATGTATTTGAGGATTTAATGTTAATCTCCTTCGTGCATCCTTTACTGCCCTATTATATATTGCTAATTCATGAACTTCACCCATAAATTGTTTTCTAGTATTAGCATCTGTATTAGAAAATTGTGCATGGTCTACACCAATATAAATATCTTCTGCTGCCATAGTAAAATCATCTGAAGTAGAAAAGGTAGAAGAACCCACTTTAACACCATTAACAAATATTAAACAGTCCTTATTATTATTATCATAGGAAACTAAAATATGAAAAGGAGTAAAAGAATAGATATTTTCTTTAACTGAGCCATGAGTATGAAAATGTCTTTTACCTGTATCAGAAACAATACAAGTGCTTGAATTACAAGTATATTCAGTGCTACCTAATAATACTGTTGTTTCAATTCTATATTCAGCAGGTGCAGAAGCACTACTACCTTGTGTATTCGCTAATCTAACTTCAAATGCTGAACAACTATACAAACACATTTCATAACTTAATCTGTTACTAGAAGAAAGATAAGTATATCCTTGTCCAGTGCCTCCTGCTCTTGAAGGCATAGTTTTAGTAGAAATATTATTTGGATATGTAGCATTACCTACAACATCATATGGAGTAACAATTGCTTCAAATGTGAAGTTTCTATATTCATCATCCCAAATACCATAAACATTATCTGTTCCAGCATCATCTACTACATTATCACTATAATCTAATTTAACGTAGCCACTACACATAACAGGAAAAACCAAACTATTGTTTTGTCCTACATATGTTGAATACAAAATATCACCTAAAGAGACATAGTAGCAATTTGGAAATCCAAACTAAATTCAATAAAATTACTTTCACCTGTAAATGTAGTATTAAAACTACGAATAAAACCTTGTAATCCTTCACTTGTAGTTCCATCATTTGAGTTATCGGGAAATGAACCGGGTAAACTAGTTTGAATTCCTCCTAATCCCCCTTTATTATCTAATGCTCTCACTTTATAATTAAAAGGAATTGTGTGTAATAAATTTAAATCTTCTGTTTCACTACTTGTTGAAGTAGAAGTTACTGTGTAATAATCAAAATCTGCATCTACTCTTGAAGGTATAAGTATTGTTAATTTATTTAAATTTTGATGTTCTTGTAATACAGATGAATCAACATAAGAATGGATTAATTGGCAAATTTCTTGAGCCGTCATTTTTCTAGTTTTAGTTGTTTCAGTTCCATCAACATCAAATACTTTTTTAATTGTATCTTCAAAAATAGTCCCATTTAATTGTATAGTTTTTTCAGCCATACCTAAATCTAAAGAAGCAATCGCTGATTCTCCTGTTACTAATCCACTAAAAGGAACAGGGAACGCCATTACTGTTTTTCCCGTTGTAATGGCAACAGTATTACAGTTTAATAAAATTCTATTTACATTAAAATCTTGATTATCACCTCTAGCGGCAATATCAAGAAATACTCTATATCCACCATCATAACTAACCATATCTTCTCACCCCTGACGATGTATGCCTATTAATTTCTCTATTAATATGTTCACCAACCTTTTTAGCAATATCTCTAATCTCTTGGTCTGATGCACCAATTCTACCTTGAACCTGAACTGTTATATTATTAGTTACTCCACCAGCAATTTGTCTACTTTGTTGATTTGAATGAACTCTTGAACCTCTAGGTAAATTAACTAATTCTGCGCCTTTTTCACCAACAATTGCTAAACCGCCTCTAGATACTCCACCATCAGCAAATCCGGGAATAGCACTAATAATTGCTGCAACTCCAGCCATTATTGCAGTTCCTATTGCTACTGCAATCCATACAGGTGCGCCTAAAATTACGGCAGTAATGCCAACAATGGCAATAATTATTGCTGATATAACCATCGCTATTGTTTTTATTACTGCAAGTCCTTCACTTACGTCTTCATTAAATTTATCAAACATTCCAGTTAAAATTGCCCAAAGTCCACCTAATATGGCTGCACCTAAAGTAACTACTAGCATAACAAGTCCTAAGAGTATTCCACCAAGTATTTTAATTATGCCTTTAAAGAATTTAACAAAACTACCTTCGGTAAAAGCATCCATTAAATCCATAAATCCACTTGCTACAAAACCAAACGCTGCTTGAAAACCGGGATATAAAGTGTCTTTTATAAAATTAAAGGTAGATTTAAATCTCTCTATTACCTGTTTACCAAATATATCATATAATTTTTTAAGAGAAATTAAAATTATTCCTGCTATAATAAATATTTTAAGGAAAGTTAAAGCCATCTTTCCAACCTTTTGTGTGTTGGCCCATATACTCCTAAATCTTTTAGCGAATTTAGCCTTAATAATTTGCATATTTGCTTGTCTACCTAACTTACCATTTTTTCTTACATTTTTAACTAATTCTCTTCTTTGTTCCTTTACATATTTAAGTTGTTCTTCTAATGCTGCTTTAACTTTAGGGTCACTAGTCATCATTAATCTACTTTGTAATCGACTCTGATACTGGACGTTTTCTTTTATTTCTCCTAAATCTCCGGGAGTTCTTTTTCTTAATGATTCAATAATTTTTTTGTTCTTTTCTATTATTTTATCATCTTGAATATCTTCTGCTGAAGGTAAAGCCGCTTTTATTTTTTTACCTTGTTTTTCTAAAACATTACCTAAATCAGCATAAGTTTTCTTATACATTTTTTTAGTTTGTTGTAGTGCTACGTTTGTTGCTTCTGATGGGTCCATAACTTTATCTAATGCACCCTTTAAAGATTTAAATTCATCAGTCATCATAAGTAAAGAATCTTTTTTTACAGTTTTTGCTAACATATTATATTCTTCATTAATTTTAGCCAAACTTTGTGCAGATTCCATCATGTTTTTTACTCCGGCATCTTGGGCCTCATAAAATACATTTAATGCTTCTGATACTGCTCTTACTTTATTTTGTATTCTCCATAATCCACTACCTGAAATCATTCGACTAAATATAGTCCATTTTTTATTTTCATTACCTAATTGAGCAAAACCTCTAAGAAGACCATCATTAGCATCACTTACTGCTTCAATAGAAGATTGAAGATTTTGCATATAAGCGATTGAAGATTCTACCATTTTGCATCCCTTGTTTGTTTCTTAATTTCTTCGGCTTCTAATTCTTTAACTTCTTTATGAATCATTAACATCTCTAAAGCCATATTCATAGGCATATCATATACTTCCATTGGATTAATGCTAAAGGCTTGCGCTATTGTATATACCATAACTTTAGATAAAACAGAAGGATGAACTTTACCTCCTCTTACTGCTCTTCTAAAACTTATTCTTTTCCCGAATCATCTCCCATAAAATCCTCAAATGGATTTGGGAGTATTTCTTTTAATTGATTGCCCATAAAGGGTGTGAGTCGTAAAAGGTCTATTGCCGTCAATGAAGGTTCTGTTTTTTCAATGAAGTTTTCGACCATATAGCGATACATCTTGTTGAGGTCTAAATCCATGTCTTGCGACTTAGAGTTAATATTTACAACCGACGATAACGCCTGTTCTACTTGAAGCCATGTGGGTTCCTTTACCCACACTTTCAAGTATTCTTCACTATCTGGCTTAATTCTCAGATAATGGCATTCAGTGTTCACCTTAGCGAACAATTTGTTCTTATCACTTACTATTTTCTTTTCCATGTAATTCTTTCCCCCTTCTTACCAACATACAAACAGTTGGAGGAATGTTAATGTTATTTACTTCTTTAGTTTCGTTTTCTTTTCATTTGTGTTTTTTTCTGCCTTTGGAGGGGCGGTTTTTGAGGTAGGCTTAGGCGATTTGGAGGGGGTTTTAGTAGAAGATGCCTTCGATTTTAACTCATTTAGTCGGGCTAAACGTCTCTTTTCCCACTTATCCAAAGTAATCACCCCTGTAATATCCAATGTGTCTTAACTGTGCAAGTATTCAAAGTTCTAGGCATTACCATTCCTTCAACAGTAATTGGGCCTTTATCATCAGGTATAGTAAAGTTTGATGCACTCATCATATAATCTTCAAATTTAAGAACAATTTGTTCTCCATTAGCCTTATCGAATTGTAAATCAATTGTTGAAGTTCCTGAAGCAATTTCAGTTTCATTAAATAATTCTTCAAATAACTTATCATCTGTAACCATAGCAGTAAAAGAAAGTTCATAAGTTCTTTGTGCAGGAATAGCCGACTTTATATCTTTATTACCAATACCTACAAATCTCTTATCTTGTAAATTATTATTAATAGTTAGAGAAAGGTTTGTAACTTTTAAGAATTGTTGACCAAAGATAGAAAATGAACCACTTGAGAAAAAGAAAGGTTCTAGAGATTCTTCACCTGTTGCAGCAATTGTGTTTGCTCCACTACCAAAATTAAATAATGTTTTATCATTAGAATTTCCACCCCTTGCTTGATATGCCTCAGATTGTTTTAATTTATGAACTGCGCGTGTATTTAAATCAAGAGTCATTTTAACTTCCTCATTTTCATTTGCAGTAAAGGTTAATGTATTTACACGATTACCTCTAGCAATTCTTACAAAGTTATGTGATTCACTAGCACTTCCTGTTTCGGTGTTATAAGTATTACTAGTTTCTAATTTACTTAAGTTTTGTTCTAAACCAAATGAAGGTAAATCTTCACCATTTGCTTCAACAAATGTATATTGAATTGGATTTTGAATAACACCTGATGCATTATGAGAAGGTAATGTAAGTAATGTTAAATTAGCAGCAGCATCACCATCACTAGTTAATACATAAGGTAATAATACTGTTGAATCAGTAGCGGTTCTATAAAATATTGGCCCTTGATTATTATGTGCAGTTAAACTATCACTAAATGTTTTACTAGCAGCAGAAGTGCCAATATCTAAATAATGAGCATTATTAGTATGTGCATTTGTAACGGAAGAAGCGGCAGTTGCAGAAAAAGTTCCATTAATTGTTGAACACCCGCCAAGAGCATAATATAACCATACTCCATGATTAGCCATTAACGCTATATTACCACCACTAGCGGTGCGAATACCTTTATATTGATGAGTAAAGTTTCTTGAACTACCTAAATTAATATTTAATTGTTTCATTTCTTGCTCAACATTAGGAAATGTTGCAGATTCAACTAAACCTAACCAATTGTCTGCATTAAGCCTAGCAATTGAACCTGTTTTAGTTGTTGGACAAGGTGCGCCATAACGACGAATAACCATAAAATCGGTAGCATCCTGTAATGTTCCAACAGAATGAGCAGGGGAAATTGTAACGGAAGTAGTATCATTAGATGTTATAATATGAGTAGAAGCAGGAACAGTAGTTGATGCAGAATTATCATATAAATCAACAATACAACCTACATATAAATCTTCAACTAATCTAAAATTATCAGAAAATGTTGCATCAACAATTAATTGTGTTGATGATGATGTAGTATCTAATTTAATTTGAAAATCTAATTCAGGAACTAAAGTTAAACTTGCTCCACTACCTAACCATATATCTGTATTTGTTACCATATTCTTTTCACTTTCCTTTTTTTCCTTACAAACTTACAATACTAAGGAATTGCTATTGCGTATCTTTTTAAGGTCACGCCAACCTTGTAGCCGAAAATTCTTTTATTTCTATCATTAGATTCTGAACGGCCTCCTAACTCTAAAAAATTGAATCTTGCTGAATCTGAATTTAACGTAACAGTTGCACCCCGCCGTTTATTCTCAATGATATATCTAACTAACTGGTATAAAGCCCTTAGCCTATCGCGGCCAAAATTTGCTACCCCATTACCCCTATCATCGTCAATACATCTAATATGTAGAGTTACTGAATAAGTTTCATTACGCACATCATATGCAATTGTTGGGTATTGAATGTCTTGATTATCTTCAAATACAACAATCAAATCAGATGAAGATTCACCTGCTACTTTGTTAGATAAATCATATTTAACTGCTTTATTCTTTGTTAAATTTCTAACATCAACAATTGTTGGTGTAACTTGATGAACTGCTGCAATACCGCTAACAGATGAAATAGCATTAGCCCAATTTTGTTTGAGCAATTCTACAACATAAGTTACTTCGTCCACCACTCTCCCTCCTTTTTAACAGATTCTACAAAATTATACATGGCCTTTTCAAAAGCATTATTTAATATTTCTTCTTCTGAAAATGTAAAATCAAATCCTAATTGTTGTGAAACTTCAAGCATTAATTTATTTCTTTCTCTTTCAATTTGAATATACTCTTTAAATTTTTTGAGTATCATTTTAGATTTCATATTATCACAGATTCATAAAGTATGCCATTCTTCTCTTAGAATCTAAAATAGCATTAGCATCTTTTCTCAATTCATCATACTTAGTTTTAGCATCTATACCACCTTCAGTTTGACCAATTAATACGGTAGAGTCATCATGACGCAATAATTCAGAAGCGGCTAATTTAGTGGCTACTTCATTAATATAACCCGGAACACGACCTGAACCTGTAATATAGTTTACACGGACTGAATTGTTATTTAAGTAAGGAAACTCTCTAGTAAAGAATAATTTGCCTTCATCTCCAATCATCCACCAATCCTCAGTTCTATTTTTTTCTGCTCCTGATGGTGCAAAATCAACTAATGTGCATCCATCAGTGGGGGATTGAGTGGCGGTAATAGTGCAAGAATCTCCATCATTTCCGGGCAATAAAGATGTAATTATAACCTTTGATGAGTTTTCAGTATCAATGTAAGCATAAAAGTAATCAGAGACAGAACGAACTCCATCATTTGCTGTTTTAGCCTTCTTTAACTGTTGTTTTGTAAACTGTTGTGTTTTAGTTGGATATTGTTCATTAACTAACGCTGCAAAGTCAAGTGCCGTAGTTGCGGGACCAAGTTTATTATTAAATTCATTAGCAGTTAAATCAGAACCAAAATCTCCTGCACCGGCTAAATCAAAAAATCCTCCATCAGGTAAAGTTAAACGAATATTACTTACATTATCGGCATCTGAATTAAATGTTACAGAAGCATGATTAGATGCTAATTGTTTATATTCAGTTCCTTGCCAAACTTCTAATGAAATTATCTTTCTAATTTTTGTTCTTTCTAATTGAATAAAACCAACGTAATCTACATAATTAAATCGTTGAGCATGAGTAAGTGGCCTAAATTCAAAATTGTGGTATTCATCAGAATAAACATTAGGTCTATAACTATACCCAATACGTTCATCAACATAATCTTCTACTCGCTTAATGATTTTACCTACATCAACCGCAGTTGGTGATGTATTGGAACTAAATGTTCCACTATCACTAGGTATTTGTAATAATGCTACAATATCTTTACCGCTACAATAATATCCTTGAGCAGCATCATAATTAACAACAGTATTATCTGTATAATCACTAGGAGAAATTGTTTTAGTCATCTCTTTCACCTAATACTCTATTTACTGTTTCTTCCATTTTTTGAATTTTACGTTCTAATTTTTCATATTTTGCAGAAACAGATTTAACTAATAAATCTCTTATTGGACTAGAAGGAGCATCAAGATATTTTTCGGGACCAATTTTACCATATCTACCTTCTAAATCAGTTCTAACTTGAGTTCCAGCAGTAAATTTACCTTGCAAAAACCTTCTATGTTGTAAAACATCTAATTCACCTAAATGAGTTACTTTAAGTAAGACCTTTAATTTTACTTTATCTTTAACTTCACTTGTGTTACCTAAATCGAGTTGTAGTCCTATTACTGCGTTAGTAGCATAATGAGCATTAATAACATCAGAACCTTCTCTAAGTATATCATATAAATTTAATTTATCAAAGATTGCTTTATTTCCTGTTGCTAACATAGCCTTCTGAAATTTTTTTCTTAATTGTTCTTCTGTTCTAATTTTACGTTTTATAGGTTCACCGGCATCTGATTTTGCCTTATCTATTACTTGTTTTTGTAAATCTATTGGAATAGCAAAGGTAGTTACTAAATCTATATCTCTTTCTGCTTTTTGTTGTCTTTTCTTAAAATCATCTCTTTGTTTTTTTAAGGTCTTTAATCTATCTTTTAAATCTCTAACATATTCACGTTCAAGTGAAACTTTTTTAGTTTTACTTGCTTCTTCGTAAGCCTTAGACCTTTTAAGGTCTGCTTTACGTTTTACTAAATCTGCTTGTAAATCAGCAATAAGTTGATTATAAGATGTTCTTTTATCATATTGAGACATATGTTGTTCAATATTTTGCCTTACTCTACTTCCTTTATACCAATCCTCTTCTGCTCTTTCACGTAAACTTGATTTTGATTCATCAATAATTTCATTATACGCAACATTAGATAAACCTTCTGACCTTAAAATAGTTTTTTGTGCTGATATATCTGGAACTAAGTTAAATAACATAGTTAATTTATAATTTACACTATCTTTGGTTGCTACTTTATCTATTGTAAAACTTACAGAAGAACCACCTGCTACGTTTACTTTTTTACCAGTGGTTTTTAAACTATCTATTCCATATATAGAATTGAATTCACCTTTAGTCATTTTATATTTTCCTTCTAACATATCTGATAATCTTTTATCCTGTCTTCGTGAAACAACCTTTTCACTTAAATTACCAGAAAATTCTGCTTGTTTTCTTGTATCGCTAGATTCAGATACAGTAACATCAGGATATGGTTTATCTAAAGTTCTCATAATCCTTTTATTTCTATTTCCATCAGGAAGTTGAACATCTTTAATTATTTTTTCTATTCCCATTTTTTCAATCTTTTTAAGTTGAGCCTTTGCTTGGCTAACAACTCTTTTAATCTCTTCATTAGATAACTTTTTTCCTGTTTGTTGTTCAGTTAATTCTATAAAATTAGGATAAATTGAATTGATTGTATATTCAATAGCATCTGCTTCTGAACCCATAAATTTTGAGAGTAAAAATTCTTTTTGGATAATAAGGTGGTTAGGCTCACCAATATTAGCAACTAATGAACCTTTCCACATTATTTCAACCATTTACTTCAACTCCTTAAGCCAACCATTTAGCCCATGCTGCTGCTTTTTGAGCAGTTTTCATTACAACGGGTCCAGCCTTAGATAAGCCTAAACCGCTTGAAGGTGGTGAATAAGTTGCTTGACCCGTATTTGGGTCCATCCAATATGGGTTATTCATATTATCATATCCTGCGGGTGGAACAGGATAACCTGATTGATTATTAATAGCACCCATTTGTTGATTCATTTGCATATTCATTTGACCTGTTTGTGGTTGTCCTTGAATATTCATTGGTTGTTGTTGTGGAATTTGAGGCATTTGAGGTTGTGGTGAAGAATAACCCTGTGATTCTAAGTATGAAGATTTAGCCATCTTTCTTTGCATTATAACTTCACTATTTACAGATGTGTTTAATAAATTTTGAATATCTAAATCAATATTCTCTTGAGTAATCTTTTCGTAATCTCTTAAACAATCGGGTGAAACAGTTATTTTTCCTGTTGAAGCAGTTAAAGATAATTCCATTTTAGATAACATCTGTGAAACTACTCTTTCTGTAACATCAGACATTAATTGTTCTAATGCACCAAAGAAATCTAAACCATGATATTGAAAAAATTCTTCAACATGATTTTCTTGTAATGTTAGTAAATTGTTTACTGTTTTAAACGTCTGTGTATTACTATCATTAATTGTGTTTAACACTTTTCTATTACTTGTTCCAAATACCATTATTCTTCATCTCCTGTTACTAATTTATTTACTCTTTCTAATGAACCTTTTATTTCAATCATCAATCTTTTATATTCTTCATTAGGTGGTTCCTCATCTACTGTTGGTGGTTTAATTACCCAACCAGCAGCAATTAGGCTTGTTATATCATTTGGCCCTAATGAAGTTAATGGGCCTTTATTTATTACCTGTGGAACTCTTGGTTTAGGTATCCACCTTTTAAATTCTAAACCGTGTTCATCTGCTAAAATTTGTTGTTCTAACATTTCCATTTGTTTATACATAGCAGAGTGTTTTTGGCAATAAGTTCCTCTTAATGGCCTACCTTTAGTTACTTCATGTAATGGTATTCCCGGCCTATATGGGTCGGAAATATCCCATTCATGATGTGTTCCACAAATAACACATCTGTTTGTAAGATTAAATTTATATCCAAACTTAACAAATAAAAAGCGTTTTTTCTCAGGTAATAATACTTTACGTATTTCTTTTAATTGTTTTCTTGGTCTAATTTCAGAAAACTGATATTCTTCCATTGGCCCTGCTGAACGAGCAGCAACTCTTTTATTTAAAAAAGAAGATGGAACTTGATTAGGTGTTTGACTACCTATTAATAATCCTGATGGAGCATAACCTTGCATATTATTCACCTAATAATCATTAATCATAGTCATTATTCCTCGATAAACCATTTCTGAATCTGTTTTTGCACTAATTATATATTGATGTGTTGGTATTCCTTTATCATTTAATAGGCTCATTCCGTATCTAAATGGGTCAAAAATCTCATGTTTTCTTGGGTCTTTTGAAAAACCTTTTGCCCATAAATCTGCTTTATTAGCCCATAATCCAACTGCTAAAGGATAGTCATTAGATTTCTTTTTCTTTCCTCCCGGCCATTTATCTTTACAAATTAAATCAACTAAAAATTTCCATGCTATTTGTTGTTCCATATTATTTCCATTTAAATGTCTATTGTCTAATAAAAATATTACATATTTGACTTTTCTTTTTCTTAAGTCCTTCATCCATTCATTCCAATATTTAGATTCTCCACCAACATCAGCAGTTTTTAATGTATGTGCATCTCCATCAATTTTAACTAATTTTCTTGTTGCTCTATGTAATCCAACAGTTCTTTTAGAAATATTTGGAACTTCTCCTCTTGTTCTTAATTGATGATGTAATGTAGTTTTACCTGCTTTACTAACTCCATATATTCCAAAATTAATTGCATGAACCTTTTTCCATAATGAAAATACTGCCTCTGTTACTACAATAGCGAAACCTGCAACAACGGACACATAAACTCACACCTAATGTAACATACTTCCAATTAAATCAAATGCAATTCCAAATACATTTATACTAAATACACCTAAAATGTTTCCAATTAAAAATGCTGCTACTGCACAAGTTATTCCCCATATCCATGCTCTTGCTTTAATAAACCAAACATCTGCTGAATGCGCTCTTTGTAAATCATATGAAACTACTGTTTCATCATTGAATAGAAAACCTACCATAATATCACTGTTCAACCGTCGCTAAAAACTCATTACTAATTTCAGAAGATTCATAACTTGGAGCCATATAATTTAAACTCATTTGATTCATATTCATAGTTTCTCTAATCTTCTGCCTTTGTTGTTCTTCTCTAGTTCGTCTATCCCAGTATGCTTTTATTCTTCGGTCTAACAAATATAATTCAATTCTATCATTAATTGCTAAATCAAAAATTGCTTTCATACCCATAACACTTCCAACTGTTAATAACCCAAAAAGAATTGCATGGGCGAATGCAGTATATGGAAATGAAATTCCATAATTTGCATAAAAATATACGTTAGTTCCACTCATAGCACCAACGAATAAAATCGTCATAATTAATCTTGTATCTTTATTTAATGCTGCCATAATAATCACCTACTGAAACTCAACAGAGCAAGCAACTGCACCAGAACTTTCTTCAAAGTATAAACCATTTTTAGCAATTACGCCATGCATATCAAATTCAATTGTTTGTCCTGCTGCTAGAATTATTCTAGCAATTTCAAGACCTGTTGCATCAGTTCCGTCAAATATCTTAATTTGAGCCATTGAACCAGCAGTTTCACAAGCATGAATACTCATTAATTTACATTGACCTCTATTTACAATTGCAGATGCAGTTAATACACCTGACGTTCTACTTGCTTGCACCATAATACTCGCTCCTATTGGGGTCATATCCCCCCTACCCTATAAAGGTAGTGTAAGCCAAAATGAAGTAAATATTACTTACTACTCTTAGTAGTGGTTGGTTTACTAACTTTCTTTTTAGTTGGTAAAAGGGATTTTACTATTTTGCTTCTATCGCCATCATTATCTAAATTTAAGAAATTAGTTAGCCTATACCAACCAAATTCACTTAAATTAAGTAAATCATCTTCATCAGATGAACTAAACTTATATTCAAGGGAAGGCGATTCTAAAGAAAGAACCGCTTCTTCTGCTGGAAGGTCAAGCCACTCTTGAGTAAACGTATAACCGTTTATTAGAGTAACTTGATGCCGACCATCATATTCAGTGATTCTTAACTTAACCAAGTTAATCACCTCAAATGAGGCCCCAAACTCTTACTCGGATTTCACCGATATTGTCTGTATTACTTGCTTCTTTAGCATGAATTTGAAATCTATCAGTTTGAGCATGATATTTACCACCATTGGCTGCACCGGATAATACTTCAGGAGCAATCATTCTTGCTTCATAACCACCTGTAAGCGTATCAACAGAAATACCTGTTACAACAACGCAATTAATTGTGCTTAATCCAAAAGCGGTAGCAAGAACTTCTTCACCATTAGAAGTATAAGAAGTAATATCAATTACTGCATCAACAACATATTCATCGCCAACTGCTCTAGGTCGCGCAAATCCTTTTGAATCTGCTAAGATTGTTACTGTATTTGCCATACTTAATCCTCCTTTTACCTATTGTTAAGATAAACCTCACTTGAGGTTTGTAATCTTACCTTGAGATTTAAAGAATGAACAACCTGTTTCAGCAATAGTTCGATACATACCCTGATTTCCGAGTTTTCCAACACCGAATGGGTTGCCAGAAGTAATACCATCCTCAAAGTATTGGGTTGGTTTCATTACTGCAAGCCACAAATGGTCAGTATCAAGGAACAATAGGTCAGAAAGACAATCAGCAGCAGTTAATGAACTATTTACTGTTTTAGTCATGTCTTTACATGGAATTAGCGGTAGGTCAAAGTATGTCGCTACACGGAATCCGACTTCACGACCCTTTACTCCACGAACACCGTTATGAGAAGGCATAATTTCCTTTCTGTCCATAAATCGCTCTTGAGCCTGTAATAGGTCTGCTAATGCTTGAATGGTATCATATCCAGTTAGAATAACCTTTGTTCCACCACCAGCAAGACGAATATCCTGAATCAAACTATTTAACAAACTTAGAGTTAAACTTCGATTATCAGAAGTAGCATAACCTCCACCGAAATTAACCTGTGAATCCATAAAAGATGCACCAGTATCTCTATCGTTATTACCGTATAATTGAGTAATATCTTTTGCATTACCAGCACCTAAAGCAGTAGCAGTTTGACCTGCTGCTTTTAATGCAGTTAATTCAGCATTAGAAGTTACTACCTTAGATAGAGAAGTATAGTTTCTATCAATATCTCCTAGATTACTATGGTCATAATCTACTAGAGGCATTAATAGCATTTTATTCTGAACTTCTGCATGGAATTTACCCATGTCTTCACGGACAATTGCACGAATATCTCCGATACCATCGTCAATTTTCGCCATTTCCATAGCAAGTTCACTGAACTCAAACAAATGGGCTACTGTCTTAGGACTCATGAATAATTTATCATAAACAGGAGCAACCGCAGTTAAGTTAGATAGTGACTCATTTTCAGGAACACCACCAATTAAATCAGAACCGGGGTTATCTGTTCCTAAAGCGTTATTAGTTTGTGTAGTAGTAAAAGAAGAACCACTACCGCCAGAAGGACGGCTCTTTAGGATTCTCCAACCACTTGAAGTATATGGGCGTTTAGCCAGCATTGATAGTGCATTAACTTCTTGATTCAACATAGACCAAACTTTTTGACCGTAAATTACGCCATATAAGTTAGTAATGCCTGAAACACCAGAAAAACCTGTTGCTCCATCATGAGGAGTATGTAATCCTCCAACAATACCTGCTGCTTTCAATAAATCGTTATTTGGGAAGTTTCCAACACCATAGGTTGCTGCTTCTAAATCTTTAATTGTTCGTATATAGTTACTCATCTTTTTCACCTTCTTTTTATCCTTTATAGGAAATTTATTCCATATCCCTCACTAAGTTATGAATATCCGCCCAATCCATTGTAGCGTAATCCTCCATTGTTGTTGGGAAATTTTCGGGTAATGCTGTTGCTTCAGTTTGAGCCTTAACAATCATTTCTTTCTCAGCAGTTAAACTCTTTCGCAATTCTGCAAATTCGTTCTTTAATGCTAATACTTCTTCTTGAGCATCATACTCGGCTTTAGCAATTTCAAGTTTCTTTGCTTCCATTTCTGCCTCAAAGCGGTCTTCAAACTGCTTCTTAACATCGGAATAAGCCAATTTTTCTAATTGTTCTGCTCTATATTCAGCATAAGCCTTCTCAATGTTTTCAGCACTTAAATCAAGTGTTGGAACAACAAAACCTTTAGTTACAGGCATTGTTGATGCTTTAGGTCGTCCACCTTCAATAACAATCCTATCTTCGGGAACATGGTCTTCAACCTCTCCGGTTGCTATATCTTTACGACCCTTTAATTCTGTTTCTGCATCTTCAACATCATCATCGGCCATTTCCATGTCTTTATCAGCCATTTCCATGTCTTTGTCTGCTTTTTCGTCCATTTTCTCACCATACATACCTTTTTCATCAGTATCCATGTATTCTGTCGTTTCTTTGTCTTCCGTCATTTCTTTCACTTCCTTCAATAAGTTATCTAGTTCATCAATTGCTTTTTCTAATTTCTCGCTCATAATTTCACCTTCTTTTTCCATTTTTAGTATATCAAATTTTGCTTCTGGATTTATCCCCTTTTCGCATATTGTTACTTCATGGAGTTCTAATTTCTCTATTGCGTTATATTCGCCTAGTTCTTTGTGATATTTTTGTTTCTTATGTAGTGCTTGTCCACCAATACTAAAACTTCTTAATGTTCCTTTTCTAATTCCGCGAGATACTTCTTTTGCTTTTTCAATATCTTCTCTTAATTTAATTACTACAAAGAATCCAACATCATCTACATCTGTTTTCCATAGTTTACCAGTTTTATCTCGGTAATTATCTAATACTTCTCCTACTTGAACATTTGAATGATTGGTCATTACGTTTCTGAATTTCTTTTCTTGCATAAATTTCTTTACTGCTTCGTTTAATGCGTCTAATGTAATTAAGTCATTTTGTTTATCTACTATTTCTATGCTCGCATAACCCCCAATAACTAACTCTTCGGCTTTTAATATAGTAAACTCATCGTCTAAATTTCCCTTGAGTAATAGGTCTTGGTTCGACACTATCTCCATCCCCCGTTCAGTATATAAGCACTAAGTTAATCCTTTTTGGGTATGGTTAATTTCTTATACCTATCCTTTGATAAGTCCCATATTCCTTCATCACTATCCATTTCATTCATTTCTTGTTTATATCCAGACCATGTTAGCCACATTTCTTTATTATCTACTTCAATGACTCTAAAATGCAATCTAGTATCAAATTTGTTCCCATCTAATTTATATTCGTGATAACCGTCCCTTTGTATTCCTAACTCAACATCACCTTCATCAACCAATTTGGTTTTATCAACATTAGATGCAACTTCCGCAGGATATTTATTTGCTTTACCTAAGTATGCAAATATATCATCAACATTGTTAATATCAACTAACCAACCTGTTTGTTCTTTATTTAATAAAAACATAACATTAAGATTTCCGTCATCTCTAAGATATATCTTAAATTTACCCTTTCTAAACTCTTTAGGAGTTTCTGCTTTTTCAATATCCTTTTCTAAAACATTTGTATTTGCTCTAAACTTTTTGTTTGCATAGAGTATATCTTCTGCTTTATTTCTTAAAAACTGAGACAATTCTTTAGTTTTACCATTTAGTTTATCATTATATAATTCTAACATCTCAGGATTTTTCTTAATCCAATCTTCTATTTCTTCAAGGGTAGATTCTCCTTTTTCCGTCAAGAAATTTTTAATACCAACACGAAGAACACTTACCTTTTCTTTAGAAATTATTTCTAATTGGTCTTTAATTAAATCAAGATTTGCTAAAGCATTTTTTGCCATTAGATTATTTTCTTCAAATCCATAAATTGTAAAACCATCAAATTCACTTTTTAGAATAAGAGTTGCTTCACCATGTATTAAATCAGTAACAGTATAAGATTTTTCTAATGCTTCTATTTTATATTTTAAGGATTTTTTAGTTTCTTTAGAAAGCATTTCAAGAGTTATTATTTTTTCAGGACTTTCAACTTCTGGAACTTCAATAACTTTTGCAGAAAATAAACTAAAACCTTTCTTATTTTTCTTTACTTCATCAACTTTAACACGAATAATTTTTCCGACTTCTACATCAATTTTTGTATTTAATGCTTTGCCCACATTAAGATATTTTTTATTATCAAATTCAACTGATTCAAATTCTCTCATTTCTTCGGTTGTTAATGGCCCTGCTCCTAATGTATATGAATTAAGTCCCGACTTAGTTTCTTTTTTGTTTAAAACAATCATATCTAAATCAATAAACTTTTTCCATTTAACCCATTTTGGATTTTTACGAGTTCCAACATAATATGTAGAAGTTAGGTCTTTAATAACTACTCCTTCAGCAGTAGGAATTTTCATGATTTCTTTACCGTAACTCTCAACCTCTTTTAATGAATCTGCTATACGAGTATCTTTTTTAGATGGGAAAGCCAACAATTCATGTGATTTTGGTGAGTAATGATGGAATAAAATATTAATTCTATCTTGTAATTCTGTATCTAATAAATCTCTATCTTCATGTCGCATAATATCGAACACATGGATGCGAAGTGTTGCATCAGGATATTGATTTTTAAATATATGTGCTATTGTATCTGCTCTATGTAAAGCCTCTTTATCATCAAATAACATCAGTTCTGCATCTAAAATACATTCTGGCATATCCTTCTTTTTCATAAGTTTTACTTGTTCAGGGCATTTGTCTGTAATATCCTTCTCATTGTATGAAAATATCTTAATATTATTATCTATCTTATGAATTTGGATTCTCATACCGTCATACTTCTCTTGAACTAGAAACTCTCCGGTAAATCCACGAAGTTCATTCATATCATCAATATCGAATATTCTATACATAGGTTTGTTGGGAACTATAAAATTAGATTTAGATTTTTCTGCTTTCTTTAGTTCAACACCCACTAACTTAGACCATTGTTTATCTGAACCTTCTTCTTTGAATACTTTTTCTAAAAGGGCTTTAGCACCCGCATACTTACTATTTACCCGTTTAGAATCTTTTCCATCACCATAATGCTCCACAATAAACGAAGTCAAATCCTTCTCAACTAGGTCAAGACCGGGATAACCCCCTGTAATTTCATCAGGTTCTAAGCCTAAATTCTTATAACTGTCTGCATTAAGGGTTTTATTGTCGTCACGTAAAGCCCAATGGATAAATTTCGCATATACGCTCTCATTTTCAAGCAGTTCTTCCAATACTTTATCATTAAATGCCTTTAGGAAAGGGTCTTTTACAATTTCCGCATTATATCGAACCCGTTTTAGTGCTTCATACACTTGACGAGCAGAATCAGAAGATGGGTCTAATACTTCCTTATTAAATAACAATTCGTTATTTAAAATCTTTTTTAGATGCTTCGCAAAGTCATCTAAATCATCGTATGCCCCACGAATCTGTTTAACAACATTACGCCATAAATCAGAATAATCTTTAGGTGACTCTCTAGCAGAAAGATACGCCATGCGTGTCTTTTCAAATAAATCAATTACTCTACCAGAGAGAGGGTTTGTTTCTTTTTCAAACACAACACCAGAGGTAGCCACAATGTATCACCTTTACTTAGATTCATTAATTTGACCTGCTAGGCCATAACCTGTATCTTTATCAACAGGATTTTCAAAAGTTTCCTCTTTAGGATTCTTATTTGGTCTTTTTACTTTCATTGTTTCTCCAACAAGAGGTTCTTTACTAAGTAAAGTATCTGGCCCTTCTTCCTGTAATAGGGTTTTTACTTCTTTTGCTTTAGCAATCGCTAGTTCAATCAATTTTTCTTCTTTTGTTACTTTTTCTGGCATTTTAATCACCGTGTTTCCATTCTTTTGGAAGTTTTATTTCTGTTGTATTATCGTCATAATTTTTAATAAAGTTTGCTCTAGGAAGACCTATTACTCTTTTTAAATAAACAAATAATGCATCTTTATTTCCTAACGCACTAGCATTTCTCATTCTAACTCTATATTCTGCATCCTTTTTTGATTTAGATTCTTCTGCCAATTCAATTATCGCACTCTTCATTAAATCATGAAACTGTCTTCTTGAAACTCTTAATCCACCATGTTTTTTAACTACTCTTTCAAACGCTAATCTAAAAAGTTTATCACCAATACCTATTTTTGGTCTGCGAACTTTTAAGACGTTTTCCCAGTTCATTAATATCCGCCACGCTCTTGATTCTCTAATCTACCGACCATTTCAGTAATATCTGACCAATCCATTTTGGCAATATTATCAACATCAGCGTTTGCACTACCTAATTTAGGTCTTGGTGTTCCTGTTTCAACCCAACCAGATTTCATCAATAAATTATCTTTATTATAAACAGCCTTTTCTAATTCATTTACTTTTTCAACTAATGCTTTCAATAGTTCTAACATTTCATTCTTTTCTTCACTCATTTCTTAAATCCCCCTTCTTTTGTGGATAAATCATACCTCTTAAAGCACGATATGTAGTTTCATATTCTTTTCTTAATTTAGTAGCAGTAGCAACAATATCAATATTTGAATCCTCTAATGTCTTTACTCTTTTATCTAACTTATTATCAGATTTAATAAACTCTAAGGCTTTCATCATATCAATAAGTTCACCTAATTTAGTAAAATCTTGACCAAAGTATTCTGAGGGTTCTGCTGCCTGTAATGTTTTCTTTAGACGCTTTTTTTGTTTTGCTGATAAAGAATCTAATATAGCACTCTTTTCTTTAGCAATAACCTGCGGAGGTTTTCTTTTTAAAGTATTTTCCCATTCCATACTATTCCTTCCTTTTTAATTCTAACTTTCCTTTTGGTGAATTAAGTATTATTGTTCCTTCGGTCAATAATTCTTCTAATAGTTTTTCAGAACCATCTTCTTTTTCTTCTTTCTTAGGTAACATATCATTAATACCAGAATATCTTGTTGGGTATTTTCTTTTTAATTTGCCATCAGAACCCTCATATAATTGTTTTTTAAACTCTTCTCTAGAAAGTTTTTTATCAACAAATACTTCATCAAAAGCGAAATAGAAAGAATATATGAAATCTTCTAATTTAGCAATTTCTCCATCTTCACCTGTAAGTTTAGCAACAAATTTTGGTTTAAGTGGATTATCTCCTTTCTTTCTTTTCTGTATATATTCTTTAATTCTTTTATCAGTTATTTTACCATCTTGAGTGTTTTTCAAATATCTTCCGGCTTGCATATATACTGAATCTACGATTTCATCTTTACCTAAAGCAACATATGTTGCCAGTCGTGCTTTTGCTTGTCCTACTTGTTTATTAAAATTATCAGAATTTAATATATCAAACCCACTTCTTTGCTTTTGTTGTTTAGCGCGTAGTGCTATTGCTACTTTAGATTTTCTTGATTTACTTTTTCCTTCTTTTAAACCTTCTTTAAATGAAATCATTTGTTTTCTAGATTTAAATGGTGTTTTACCTGTAAACATTTTGTATAAAAATTGAAGAGCCTCATCCATATCTTTTTTTCTTGTTACTCCTCCTTCTGTAACAGGCATAGTTATTTTACCACTTAATAATTCAATAAAATCATCTTGTAGTTTTTTACCATTCAAAGGAATACCAGAGCCATCAAATCTTTTTTCAATAAATCTTTTATCTTTTATATCATCTAAACTTGCTATAATTGTTGGGCCATAATCAAAAAGTTTATCTAAATTTTCAATCATACTTCTATTAAATGTAAATGCATTATCTATTACTTGACCAGTTTGAATATAGTTTCTATCAGAATATATTTTATCTAATAACTTATATAATCCTTTATATTTATTATAATCCTTTAATGTTTTTTTTGCTCTATCAACAGTTTTTGCTCTTGTTTGAAGTTGTTTCATTTCAAATTCAATTTCATCAAGGATTTCCTTTTGTTTCTTTCCTTGAGTTGCAGGTGTTAATACTTGAACTCTTTTAATTTTCTTATCTAACGCAGAAATAATTCTATTTACAGTGCCGATTACGTTTTCATCATCTTTATTTACATTTTTAAAGCGATTTAATGCTCTTTTTATATCAAATAAATTTTCTTCATATGCAGTTCCATAAGGACTTTTTGTATCTACATAAGTAGGTTTGCCTCCTACTCCTTTTGCTCTCCTTATTCTTTTAGGTCCGGCCCTTGCTTTAGAACTAAAGAAACTTTTTAATTTTTCATTTTCCCCAATCAAATCTTTAAGTAACTGAACTAATTCTATTTTTTCTGAATCACTCTCTTCTTGAAGTGATTGTGCAAAAACTGTTCTATAAGATACATTAGACCTTGATTTCTTAATTAATTCTAATTCTTCTAACCAACACTTAAGCATTACAATAGGGTCATCCGTATTGAAAAGATAAGCCTTGAGTAGAGACATATTAATCACCATTTATTTTCAGTTCTCTTAATTGACTTAGGAGGTTTTAAAATAACATCAGGAATATCATTTGTGTGTGGAATAGCCTTTCTTTCAGAAACAGGCTCATTACCAACAGGAGCCATATCTCTTGATAGAGTTCCCCTTCTCATTTCAAATTCTTCACGCGCTTTAACGTCAATATAATCTTTTTCTATCTTTTGTCTTTCTTTACTCATTTTAACCAACTCTTCTTTCTGTTCTTCTATCTACATTATTATTTGCTGCTTCTTTTGGTAATCCAGCGTTTCTATTTGGTGGGCCTACGCTCATCGAGGCTTTATTTCTTTTGGCCGGGGGTGAATCTTTTCCACCCTGTAAAGCCTGTTCCTGCAATTGTCCCATTTGTGAAGCATCTATATTTGTTCCTGCTAATGGGTCTTTTTCAAAGGGTTTTTCTTCTTCTTCACCTTCTTTAGGAGTATCTTCCTTTGGCTTTGGTTTAGTATAAGTAAACCTACCCTTTTCATCCATATCAACTTCAAAACCTAAATTTTTCATTGAACCCGCAATATTTACTTCTAATTCTCTTTTTCTTATTCTAGCAATCTCATCTTCTTCTTCTGATGGAGGAAGTGCTAATTCCCAATCTGTAATACCAAATTGTCTTGTAATGAATGGAAATACATATTTATTGTAAACACTCTGCGCCATTTCTACTGCTCTATTTGTAACAAGTATTTGCATACCTTCATTGTTAAGTCCACCACTAGTAGTGTTATCAGCCATAAAGATTTTACTTACTCCATAAAACGCTGAAATTCTATCTCTTAAATCATCTTTAACAGATACATATTCCATTTCTTTTAGGCTATCCATGAATTTAATCCACTCAACACCACCTTTTCCACCATCTGCTTCTATTCCCATTACAGGGATAAAATGAGGGTCTTGCTCCATTCTTTCTTTAACTGCTCTCCAAAAGGTTTTCATTGAATCAATATTTCTAGTTTGAACTGCAAGTAGTCCTTTAGGCATCCTTCGTTTTGAATATGATTGATTTACATATTGTTCCATAGCAAGTAATGTAGTTACATGGTTCCATAAAGTAATAATTGGAGACATACCATATAAACGACTAGGAGCATATTTACTAAAATGAACTACCTCTCCTTCAATATAATATTGGTCTTCACCATGAACTCTATTAACATAATGAACAGGTTTAGTTTCTGCATTACATAATTCACAACTTTCGTGTGCTTCTGTATATAATTGTGTTCTATGAATAGGACATATAAAACCTTTAGTTCCTCTTTGACCAAACTCATCAGCGTAAATATGCATAGTTACAGGGTCACTTCTAAATAGTTCTTTAATCCTATGTAGTTTAATTTGTCCATCACCATCAATAAAATATTCTTTAACTAAACAAAGATATGCGTCATCCATAATATTTAAATCATCTTCTAATTCTTTTAACACATCAATAAATAATTGATTAGATGTATTAACATAATCTTCCATGAATTTTTTAGCATATTGTAATTGTTTAGGGTCAGGATTTCTTAAATTAGTGCTACCACATTCAACACATTGTTCAACGGCTCTTTCATGTTTTTTGCCACAACTTACGCATTGTTTAGTAAAAGCCTCTTTCCATAAATAACCACGCCTAAACACTTCTTGTTTTAATTGTGTAGTGCAAGTGCGAACAATTACTGATTGTTGCGCCATATGATAAATTACAGGCGCGGTCATAAAATAAGCGTGTTCACGCTCTTGGATTCCAAATTGGAATGTTTTACGGTCTGCTGGCGCAGGTGTTTGTCTTCGTAATAAACTACGAATAGAAAATCTTCTTCTTTCTGCCATAATTAAGACCCCTTTCTCCACTTTTTATTTTTCTTTTCTTTAGTTTTCTTTGGACTCCATTTTACTTTATCAGCCCAATATGCCGCACTCAATTTACCGCGTTTAATATTTTTACGATGACGAGATTTAAAGGCTTTACGTTGTCCAGCAGTTTGATTAGTTTTAACTCCTTGTTGACCAAATCTAATTGTTTTAACTTTATCTTTATCCTTTGCTACAACAATATGTGATTTTGTTTTATGAGAAGGTGTTCTTTTTGGTCTATTGAAACCAGAAACACCTGCTCTTTTTAAGCGAGGGTCAGGCTTTTTTGCCTTTAGAGTCATAAACCATTTTTCATCCATATCATTCACCTTTTTCTTGGTTTTGTTTTGAAGTTTTATCGGTATCTATCGGTCCACCGGCTGCCCATGTATAACACGTTCTATCCTTATGGCACTTAAAATGATGCATCCAACAATAACCTAAATCCCCTTCAAGTGGCATACAATCCATCATTCGTGGACTAATATCAAAAGCAACGCAATTACTACAATTAGATTGTTTAGCAACTTCAACTGATGTATTCCAATGTTTTGCTGCATCAACCCAATATTTTTCATCATTTAAATTAAGTGGGCCGTATTTAATATGGTCTTCTTTTATAGCCATATTTCTATTTTTAGTGTTAAGTTTTAAATCTTGGGTTGCTCTAGGACAACTCATTTCTTTAAGAATAATTTCCCAATTCATATAATTACCTCTTTGGTTTATGAGTATAAATGTCTCCATCACTGTGCATGAAAATTACTTTCTTTCTTTTCATAGCATCTAGAACTCTATTTAAATCTTTAGGAGGACATATTTGTTTTAAATTCTTCATACCTAATGCTCCCCCTTCTTTTTTAATTTCAGCAAGAATTTCTTTTTCTATATCAGAATCACTCTTTACTGCTTTTTTTTCATCTCTAAGCATCTTAAAATCCTTTCCAGTTATTTTACCATCTTTATCTTTATCAAGACGTTTTTGATTACCAACAAGGGTTTTTCCAAACTCTTCATCATCATCTTCTGTGTCCATTCTTTCTGTCCCACAATGGGCTTTTAATACTTCTTTCCAACTCATTTTTTCATCCTCTGTGTTTTTCTTTTACTTCTTTCTTTATAGGTTAATGCTACTTTATGTGCTTTATTTAATCTCTTTTTAGTTTCAGGGTCTTTTGCATTTTTAACTGCTACTCGTAATCTTTGTTCAACTACATTTATTATTTGTGATTGTCTTAGATGTGATTTAGATTTAAACGCTGAACTTGTGAATGTATCTATTACGTCTTGAGCCGTTTTAAATTTAACAGGAACAGTATCTTTTGGGTTTTCATCTGTATATAATCTTCTAGAAGAACCTTTTGGTTTTTTACCTGTCCCTTTTTTAGGTTCTTTTTTAAGAATACTTTTCCACATTATAATCACTTTTGACTAAATTTCTTTCCTGTTTTTACGTGTTGAATACCTTTTTTACGACCCTTTCTTTTCTTTGAATCTTGATAATCTAAAGTTTTCTTAGGTGTTTTCTGATAAGTTGCTTTTGGCATATATCTTCCTTTTGTTTTAGATGGGGCTTTTTTTCCTTTTGCTTTGGCTCTATGTTGTTCTTGACTTCCCCATTCTTCTTGAGTCCATTGAGTTAAATCTTGTTGTCGCTTAGTTTTAGCCTTTAGAACTTTTTGCCATTTAGTCACGATAACCGCCACCCTTCTTTTTATACTTTTGAGCCAACATTTGTGCTTTTCTTGCAGACCATTTTCCAGCCGGACCACCTTTTGTTCCTCTTTTTATAGCATTAAATAATCTTCTACGCATTGATGGTTTAGTGTAATTACCTGCTTGATTAACAGTTGATTTTCTCTTTTTCTTTTTCTTTTTCTTTAATACTTCTTGCCATTTTTCCATATTCATTCCTCCTCATCTAACACATAATGCTCAAATATATAATCAGAAGCATCATCAACACTTGACCATTCATCTTCACTTAAATCATACTTATCAGCAATTTCTTCTAAATCATCAATAGCATCATTAACATCATCTTTTAAAATAGGTGTAGAAATACCTTCAATTTCATCCATCATACTCATCTTATTATTTTCATGTAGTTTTGCTACTGTTGTAGGGTCAATACCATACTGTGCAAAGTTATAATTTACATGGTCTTTATGGTTCTCCCATTTCATTAATTTATATATTTCTTCTACTCTATTTTTATACCAAGATTCTTTCTTATAACCCTTTTTCATTCGGATTAATTCTAATAATAATTCTGCATTTGACTTTTTCATTCTAAAATGTGGTAAACATTTTGTTAATAATTCTCTAACATCATGTTGAGAATAAAAGTTTAATCTATTTACAGGGCGAGTATTTTGTGGAGATTTTTGGTCAAGGTGTAATTTACCTATACCTAATGCTTTTTGTATTTCAATCATAAAGGCTTTACCTCTATCACCTGTTGCTACTAACCCAACTCTAGGATTAAAATTCTTATCCATTGTAATATAACCATCTGAATCAATAAAAGCAGCAGTATAAGCATAAAGGTCTTTCTTAAATTCTTTAGGCAATTTATAATAGTTACCGTCAATATTAGTTATACCTAACTCATTAGCCATCTTTGAAATCATATTTGATGAGGAACGCCTATACAAATAACCGGGCATATTATCATGAATCTGTCTTGCTGAAATACCCGGAGTTTCAATTACTTTCGCAATAATATTATCTTTTATTAATTCTTTATTTGATTTTCTAATTGATTGATGAGATATATTTTTTAATAATGTAGTAAATTCTTTTTTATATGTTTTAGATTGTTTGAATAATTTTGCATACTCTTGAGTATATTTTATATCTTTCATATCTAAATCATTTTCCCATATTTTACACAAAATATCTACTAAATTTCTTCTTTCATCTAAGGTTTTAATTGAATTAATTTTTAATAAATCTTGTTCATTAAATCTTAGTTTCTTCAAAACTTCTTTATATGGTGTAATCCAGTAAATAGATTTAATACAGTTATCTAAATGTTCAGAATATCCATCAATAATTGTTTCAATAGATTTAGTTAATCTGATTTTTTCTTCACCTTTTAGGGTTCTTCTATATTGTTTTAACTCTTTTATTAAAGTAGGTATATTTTTATCTTGAACCAAATATTCTGATGGAAACAATTCTAAATGTTTTTTAGCATCACTTAAGTTAATTTTAAAATCTTTTGATAAGTTCTTAGCAATATCTTCTTCTGATAAAACGGGTTGAGTAAGTAACCACTTACTTAACTCTATATCTTCTTTAATGCGGTCTTGTTCCTCTTGAAGTTCATCTTCTTGGTCTGCTAAAACAGCCATTTCACGAAGTTTATCTCCCTTTTCACTCATATTACCACAAACCTGTTATTCCCGGATTAATGTTAAAAGTATCTGGTTGCTTATCACCGAATATATCCATATCTTCTATTAATACAAAAGTTTCACCCATTAAATGAGTAGCCGAATTAGCCAATGCTAACGCCATAACTAAATCGTCATGTGCGCCCACACCTTCAAACCTTCCCCTGTCTGTAATTGAGAACATAGACATTTCATCAATAATGGCTTTACTTACCTTTTGACTTTCATTATTTCCATAGGGTAACTTAATTTTATTGTTCTCTAAATTCATTTGAAGGTTCAATATAATCTCTTCTTTCTTCTTTCTAGTCGTTGTAAAATCTTTTACATTTAAATCCGTCATTGTGCGTAACTCCTGAGTAAATGATTTAGCGAAAGTATTTGTCTCAAATAAAACTACTTCAGGGTCAAACATTTTTCCTAGCAGTTTAATCTTATTTATGTTTTCTCGGAACTCTACGTTCTTTGAACGGTCCACGAAGCAAATCCTTTTGTTTTTATTTTCATCCACTTCTAAGACCATAATTACATTATAGTCACCATCAGTGGAAATAGCCGGGTCTACTCCAACATAATATTTGTAGCCTTGTTCTTTACGTTGAGAAATTCTCAATATATCATCATGTGATTTAGCAGCCTCTAAATGTTCAGGTGCAAACAAACTAGTTCCTGTTGATATAGGAACACATAAATATTCTCTAGTAAACTTCAAAGAACCTATTTCCATTTTACGATGTTCTAATGCTTCTTTATTCCATCTATCCGGCCAAAGAGGTTCTCCTAATTGATTGTAACATGGGTATTTTCTTAATGTATATACTTCATTTTCTTCTAATTGAGTAAATATATCTGTATAAGTAAATGGAGTTCCAATCATTCTTAATGATGCAGTATGGTGAAGTGTTGGTATCATATCTCCAAAGAACCAATCAGTTACCTTTTGAATACCTACTAAACTAAATTCTTTTAGTGGGTCGTCAATAATAATTTCTTGAGGGTGAAGTCCACGAATCTGTGAACCAACTGAACGCTCAATAATTGAATTACCGTTAGTTAATTGAATATTACCAATAGCCCATCCTCTACTAGGCTTAAATTGTTTAAGTGCTGGATTATTAAATATTCTATCTATCTCTCTCATATGCACCATTGTCTGCTTATGGTTAGAAGATATGTAAAGCATTTGGTATGGAGGTGGTTGGAAACATAAATTCCATACTGCCCATGAATGCATAAAAACTGATTTTCCGTGGTCACGACTACAAATAATAACAGTTCTATCTGTTGTTTCCATAAGTTCTAACCATTCTTCCATATATTTAGGAAACATATTACCTAATACATTTTGAAAGAAATATGGGAAAGAATTCTTAGATAACTCTAAGTCCATTTCGGACATAAAATCTCTATCTAATAAATCCATATTATTCACCTAAATATTTTATCAAAAACATAATATAAACAAGATAATAAAAATACACAAGTCATTGTAAATATAGAAACCATTCCTATTATATCAATAGCACAATATGAACTATTATATACAACAGTGCTTTTATTCATTTAAATCACGTTCTTAATATATCAAACCAATCTTCTGTAATAAAAAATGTTTTGGCTATTCCCCACTTATCACCGTATCTTTGTTTGAACTGTTCTATTACTTCTTCGGGAATATTTTCATGAGAAGTTTCTTTAAAATGTTTTTCTTTAGTTGGTAAATTTATAGGCTTAAATCCAGCAATTTTTGGTTTTCCTCTAAGTATTTCTGCTCTTTTATTTGCTAACTTAATATAAGTAGAGCCATATTGAATATAATTTGGTGTGCCTTTTCTATAATCAGGATGAATAAAAACGCCACCAACAAGTGCAAATTTTCCTTTATCTATCCAACCAACAACACCAGATATTTTACCATTTAATATTCTAGCAAAAAATTTCATTCCAGTAGTATAAAAATCCGGTGCATTCCTTTCATAAACACCCTCTCCCCAATCTTTAGCAAATCTAGATTCAACTGCTGATTGACCATTTAAGGTGATTATTTCATCAGACATATTAATTATCTCCTTCTTACTAATCTACGAACTTCTGCCTTTAAATCTGCTAACAATGGAAATAAATCTGAAACTTCACTTTCTTTTCTATAATCTGCTTGACGTAATAATGCTCTAA